CGGCGAGGTTGGCACCGTCGAGGTTGGCACGGGCGAGGTAGGCACCGTCGAGGTAGGCACCGGCCTGCGTGGCTTTTTCAAGCGCATAGCGCGTGTGCAATCCGCTATTCAAATCGGCTGGCGCGTCGCACTCAAAAAGCACTGCGTCGGTGTATCGGTGTTTGATCTGAATCGTTGCCATTTCGTCGCCTTGGGAATAAAAAAGCCAGTCACCGTGTTTCAGGTGCTGGCGTGAAACCCCACGAAGGGGCACAGGGAGGAAGGTTGATGGCCTGACCATCCCCATGAGGCAGGGTTTGGTACACACAGGCTTTCGGTTACTGGTGCAGCGGTGCCGATGCGCTGCTGGTTCAGGCCATCAGATAGGCGGGCCGGACCTCCATTCCCGGCTTGGCACTGTTTGACGTGCCCCACAATCGCGTACCCCGTTTGCACCGGCTGGGCTGCAACTCCAATCTACCCACCTGAATCGAACAGGTGCTTTTTGCCTGTTTTGCGTGTCTCGGTTGCCTTGCGAACAAGTGCTTTCCACGCCGCCGCCTATCTGATGGGCCTCCGTAGAGGCCGCGATAGTTAGTGCCCGCCAATGTATTGTTTACGGTTGATCCAGTTGCGGATGCCGCGCCCATAGCTGCCTGCGATCTTTGACATGCCGCCAGATTTCCGCAAAGCATCACGATGCAACTCGCGGCCAGTAGATTGGCCGCTTTTGACATTGGTCATTGCTTTGGCCACCCGCTTAGACTCTGCTCGTCGCTCGCGGTAGTCTGCTTGCGATTCGCTGGAAATACGTTCAGGGATGTGAATGTTCATAATTTCTCCTTGATTGCAAAACGAAGCGCTCCACCGTGAAACGCTTTGGTTTGCCCGCCGTAGCGGGTTGACTGGCATATCCCGGTCGGGCCGGTTCCAGTCTGAGAGTGATGTGTGGTGGATGCCTCAGGAATCGAACCTGCTTTTCTCAGTTATTTAGCGCCGATCAACTCGCCGTATTACCTAAGACCTCTGCAAAAGGCTTGCGATACCAACCGCCCTACACCCACGACACATCACTCTCACTTCACGGTTCTTCCCCGTGGCGCATCACCATCGAAACCACTTCCCCGGTGAATGCGTACCGCATCTGGTAGCGGGTTCGGCAGATCAACATCTGCCACCTAACCTCTCTCACCCCGAGGACCGGGCCGGTTGTCTGCTTTCGAGAACCACCGGGGCAGCATGTTTAAGGAGCCTTGTCGCAACCGTCGATGCGGTGTTTGATGCGATGGCTCTAGTATGCAAACAAGTTTGCAATCATGCAAGTAGTGCAAGCAAGAAAGTTTGCTGTTTTTGCTACACTGCGTCCATCTGCCGACGAACGGTCGTCGAGCAGACGAAAAAAAACCGCCCGAAGGCGGTCTTGTGTGCGCGGTATGCGTCAGTCGAAAAGCAGTGGCATCGTGTCCCCTTTCTTTGGGAATGCCTTGTCCATCATCGACTTGAGCTGATCCCAGCTATCGGCCACCCGCATCAACCCCATCGTCGCGTGAATGTGTGCTGTAAGTGCTGGATGGCCGGTGTCAGGCGTCAACCACTGGTGATGCTTGGTGGCGCGGTTCCCTGCCTCGTTTTTCGGGTTTCGCTCTTGCAGTTCTTTTAGAAGACCGGGGGCAAGACGCTCGTACACAAGGTCGTTGATGTACCTCCCAACGACTCCAGGCTTTCCACCTGATACCGTTGGGTACTCCCACCCCTTGAGGCGGAACATCTCCCTGAAAAAGTCGTCAGGGAATCTCTTTGCCCATGCCGCGTACTCCGCCATCAGGTACTTGTCGAGCAGCGCCTGAAGGGCTTGCCTGTCTCGCACCTCTTGGTAGCCGGTGGCCTCATCGACCAGGGAAACAATGCCGATAGAGGCAAGCGCCCGTACAAGCATGTCGGCCCGGTCTGCAATGTGCCTCTGGCTGGCAAGGATGATTCCCTGATCTCTGGCAGCAAGGTACACGCGGCAAACTTGGGGCAAAAGTTCAGCGGCGTAGCCACGAACCAAAACACCTTTGGTGCTTATGAATTCGATGGGTGTTGTCGACTCGGTAATTTCCTTATCAATCAACGACTTAAGGTTGCTTGCAGCCAAAAATGGGGGGGTGCTGTCGACCGTGGAAAGCACGCCGTGTCCACCCTTTGCCTTTGCGGCGCGACCCATGACTACAAGAAAGCTCTCTTGGGTCAAAAGACGACGACCATCCTTTAGAACATGGCAGTCAACCTCAAGATCGCCAATTTTGAGGACGCCGCTATGCGTAGCCTGTGGATGTCCAGCTTTGACCAAGGCGGCTTTGCTCGCAATGGCTTTGCGCTGTTCTGGGGATAGGACTTGAGCGCGTCGTTTGCCGCCGACGGCCTGCGGTTTTGCTTGCGTATTCATGTCGCAAGCATACCTGCTTGCAAACGCATATGCAAGCACTTGGGCGATAAGTTCGGATTGCAATGCATGAGTCAGTACCGCCCCTTGTGGGGCTTGAATCCGATCATCACGATGTGGAACATAAAAGAATGACGCAAACCCAAGCCCGGTGGCTTGAAAAAAAGCCCGCGTGGTGCGGGCTACTGGAGAGAGCGATGAAGCAGTCTGTGGATCTGGTCAGTGCTCAAGACCTCGCGCACCTTCCGCGACGAAAAGGTCTGGCAGAAGTACCACTTCGTACCCTGGCGGCGGTTCATTGCTCAGGGCGTCTTTGGGCAGTGTCCCTTGCAGAAGTAGACGGCCAAGAAACTGGCTGTACTGAGCTGAGAGCGGGCGAATCATTCGCGCTGGCCTGGAGAATCCTGCTGTTGGGTATCCGTCAATCCACTCAGGGATTAACCAGATGGCTCCGTCCGCTGTCTTGATGCCGTCAATCAGAATGATGCCGTCCTCTGGCACTGCGGCATAAACTTGCGTGAACTCTACTGGCTGCATAGGCTACCCAAAAAGCGATGCGACGACAGCCACAGCAAGCGCCGCAGCAAAGGCACAAGGCAGGGCACGACGCATCAGACGATGCATCAAAATTCCTCGCCCCTCCACACCTTGACCACTCGGCCAAAGACTTCAAAGTCCATGCCTTCCGAGATGTCGAACGGGTCGTACAACGTGTTGTAACTCTTGGCGCGGATTACCAGCCCGTTGGCTGTTGGTATCCGCTGGAGCTGCTTCACGAACCCCTCTTGACCGACTCTGAAGAAGTACACGCCATCAACATCCACCCGGTTGGCCCCACGGTCAACCAGCAAGGGGTCGCCAGGGTTGAATAGCGGCTGCATTGACGGACCAAAGCCGGTCACGATGCAAAGGTTCTTGGCGCTGGATATGCGGTGGACGTTCTGCTGTAGCCACGAATCACTGACGGTCCAGGACTTGATAACCCCCGGCTGATCTCTGAGTACGACGCCGTGACCCATAGCGCCGCCTGTGTCGAACTGAAGAATCTTGATCCCCTCTGTCTCATCGTCTTCATGAGACTTTATGTGCTGATCTGACTCTCCAACAACGAAACGTCCGCTTTCAAGGCACTCGACGGTCGTGCCCATGACCTTTGCCAGCGCCGCCAAGTAGCGCGGCCTTCTGGCTCCGGTCTTCTCAAGCTGTTCTAGGACTTGGCGCGATACAGGGCCGTCCGGGTGGTACTTGGATACCTCCCGAGCCATCTCCACGGTAGTCCAGCCCTTGAAAAGCCGGTACTCCATAGCCTGTTCGCCAATGGTTTTCATGGCAAAAGATTTTGCACCCCTTGCGGGCAAGCTAGTTTGCGTGGTAAAGTGCAAACAAGTTTGCTTTGAGGTGCTTTATGAGCCAAGTCACCGGCATCCAACGTGCCGTCGAAAAGTTTGAGACCCCCGCCAAGTTGGCCGAGGCGGTCGGCAATGGCGTGCTCAGGCAACACGTTGAGCACTGGCTGAAGGCTGGTCGCGTGTCTGCTGAACGCGCCCCAGAGGTTGCGGCTGTTTCCGGCGTACCGCTGGAAGACCTCAACGACCGCGTGAACTGGTCGCTTGTCCGAGTCAAGCCTTCCAAAAAAGCCGCCTGACATGGTTTCAGTCGCTGAACTGATGATCAAGTCCGCTGGCTTTTCTCTGCCACTGCGAGACGGTGAAGACCCTGAACAACTTGAGCAAGGAAGTCCGTTGACTCCTCGCTCTCCTGATTGTTCAAGCGGCGCTTTGCCAGAACGTCCTCGTACACAAGAGCCGTTTCTGAAATGTCCAAAACACCAGAGCGGTGAAGGGCAAGGAACAGGGGAGTGATTGTGTCGAAAAGCTGCTCTCTTGAGATCAAGTTTTCCATGGGTCGGTCCTTTCCGTTGATGGCAGATGGGGATCTCCATCGTATCGGCTTGGACCGGCTCGCCATTTTTTCCCACCACCACATGGCCGCGAACGGCTGCACGGAACAACGCCACATGACGCATGACTCCCCCTGTGTCATCGGTCAGGCAGGTCCGTGCGGTGGTGGGTCTTTTACTCATGGCTCAACTGTGAACCACATCACGGTTGGCCGTCATCCCTCCCATCGCTGATGTGCGCCCGTACATCAACTGAAAGGACTACGCAATGCAGTTGAACATCGCATTCGCTGACGAGCCTTCGCAAGTGGACACCGAGGCCGCAGCCTTCCGGTTCCTCAAGCGGTACGCCAAGGCTCACACCACAAGTCCGTGGAGTCCCGAGGCTGCTATCGAAGCCGCTGCCCGCAAAGGCATCTACTTCGGCAACCAGCGCCATTGGGGAAAGGTCTTTTCGATGGCCCGTGACGCCCAACTCATCCGGCAGGCCGGAGAGTTCCCGCGCAAGACCTCCAACGGTTCCAAGCGCCCAGGTTGGATCGGGGTGGCTTGATGGCTGGTGGCATTGACTGGTTCCGCTGGCACCACGGTAGCGTGACCGATCCAAAGTTCCAACTGATCGCCAAGAAGTCAGGCGCATCACTGCCTGACGTTCTTGCAGTATGGGCCTACGTTCTTGAGCAGGCCAGCGCGAACGAAACACGCGGAAATCACGGTGAGATCGACAGCGAAGCTGTGGACTGCATGTTCGGGTTTGATGACGGCCAGACAGAGGCCATCCTGAACGTGATGCAGTCCCGAGGGCTTCTGGTCGATGGTCGTGTGTCTTCTTGGGACAAGCGTCAGCCGAAGCGTGAGCGTGACACCGACAACAGCGCAGAGCGAACACGGGCGTACAGGGAGCGCCAGAGGCAACAAAGTGACGATCAGCAAAACCATGTGACGCCATGTGACGCCAAGGAACACCAAAAAAACGCTAGAGAAGAGAAGAGTAGAGAAGAGAGTAATACCCCCCTTACCCCCCAAGGGGGGACGGTGCGGTTTGAGGATTTCTGGAATGCATGGCCGAAGTCTGAGCGCAAGCACGACAAGGTGAAGTGCGCGAAGAAATGGAAACGCTCCAACCTTGACCGGAAGGCAGACCTGATCCTGGCCGACATCGAGGTCAAGAAACAGACCCAGAAGTGGCGGGAAGGGTTTGTCGAGGCTCCACTGGTCTACCTCAACGGTGAACGCTGGTCCGATGGTGTCACGCCTTCGGATGGCGAAGAAGCTGCATCGGATGTCGGGGTGTTCGTATGACCGGCCAAGAAGCACTGCTGAAGATGCGCCGCGCTGGTCGCAAACCTGCTTTCGTGTTTGTGGTCGATGGCGACAGCGAGTACGACCGCATCCGATCCGGCGATTGGCACGTCGAGCCGAACCCGATAGCTGAACGGCACTTTGCGCACCTGCGCGTGGTGGCGACTGACGTTCCCGAGGCATTGGACTTCCGTTGCGTGGTCGGCCTGCGCGTGATGTTGATGTCCGAGCGGTCAGAGGCCCGTGGCCGACGCCTGTTCAACGCCATCAAAGGCGAATCCCCATCCTTCCTGATCGCCGATCTTGGCGATGAGGTTCTGACACATCCCGAGGTATTCAATGGCTGAAATCATCGAGTTCGACGACATCGACTTTTCCGCTTACGAGCAAGAGACGGACGCGAAGCAGAAGGTCAAGGACGCATCCGTCTGGGTGCAGGAACTGATCGACCGCATCAAGAACCCGGTTCAACAGCCGCGAGTGCTGATGCCTTGGCGCAAGACTCACGCCCTGGTGCAGTTCAGGCCAGGAGAGGTCACTGTCTGGGGCGGGGCCAACGGGCACGGGAAGTCGCTGGTGACTGGTCAGATTGCCTTGAGCCTGTGCGCCCAAGACCAGAAGGTCTGCATCGCCAGCTTTGAGATGAAGCCCATGAAGACGCTGGAGCGCATGGGCCGGCAGTGGTCTGGAGAGAACCCGGATCACCCTGCATTCCGTGGATCTGACCACGCCACCGAGTACCTGCTGGACATCTACAGCCAGTTCCGCGACTGGACGACAGGCCGCCTGTACCTGTACGACCAGCAGGGCACGGTGACTGCCAAGCAGGTGTGCGCCGTCATTCGCTACTGCGCCAAGGAAAAGGGCGTCACCCACTTTTTTGTGGACAGCCTCATGAAGTGCGTGAGCGGTGAGGACGACTACAACGGGCAGAAGGCTTTTGTCGATGAACTGACCGCCATTGCCCGTGACCACCAGATCCACATCCATCTGGTTCACCACATCAAGAAGCCAGCCGACGAGTCGCACCAGCCGAACAAGTACGACTACAAGGGCACGGGCGCGATCACCGACCAGGTGGACAACGTGATCTCTGTTTGGCGCAACAAGCCGAAGGAGAAAAAGCGTGACGAGGGGAAGTTGACCCCTGACGCCGATGCCGTCGAGCCGGATTGCTTCCTGATCTGTGACAAGCAGCGCAATGGTGAGTGGGAGGGTCGCATCGGTCTGTGGTTCCACAAAGACAGCCAGCAGTTTCTCGCCATGCATGGCGAAGACCCGCAAGCGATCTACAAGCACCCGGAGGACTGACATGGATCTTCTGACCCCATCCGTCAACGTGCCCGCCGAGCGGGAAAAGCTGCGCCGCCTGCGCGATGAGATTGCTGCCGATGTCGAACACAGAGAACAACTCGAACGCCTGTACAGCGTGCGCGGCTTCCGACGCATCGACGTTCAGTGGCCGTGTGAACCTCGCTTGTCCGAGGTGTTGTGCCCGACTTGTGGTCAAAGCAAGGCCGCATCGTCAGCTTCAGGATACGCAGTTGGCGGCGATGGAGCGATTCCACGGGAACGACTGGCCGAGGTTCAGCCGAGTAGTTCGCTGGCTTCTGGGGTGAAGGCATGACCTACCGCTGTGCCCTGTGCGGCCACAAGATGGGCCAACCGGCAGTGACGATTGGTCAGATGCCTATCGGCCCAACCTGCGCCCGCAAAGCCGGACTGATCGAGATCGGACGCAAGCGCCAGGGTGCCGTGCGTCTGCACCTCAAGACACCAGTTGTCCGAGAGGACGACAAGACGATGGATCTGTTCGATGAGGTGGCTGCATGAAGACGCAGACCTACAACATCCCGCCGAACCCTGTCGAGGCACACAAGATCTTGTCCGGTCCGATATGGCAGCAGATCAAAGCTCTGACCGTGGCTGGACACAAGCTGGCTGTGCGTCTGGGTGAGCAGTCCAAGAGCCGCGAGGCCGAAGAAAAGTACCACGCCATGATCGGAGAGATTGCCAGCCAGATCGGCGGCGACCTGTCCGACAAGGAAGACGCCAAGAGAATCCTGATCTCTGCATTCCGCATTGACACCCGCGACATCCTGGCTGACGAGTGGGGAAAGTTCGGAGACATGCGGATGGGCCGAGGGCTTCGCGGCGAAGTTGTGATGCTGGGAATTCAATCACGTCACTTCAGCGCCAAGCTGGCCCACGCATTCATCGAATGGCTGTATGCCTTTGGCGCAGAGCATGGCGTGACGTTCACCGAGCGGTTTGTAGATCCCGACACCGGAGAGATCGTCACCGCCAAGTGGACACCGAAGGAGGCCGCCACATGCTGACCTTCAAACCAAAGGCTGCAAAGTGCGCCGTCTGCAAGGGTGAGTACATGCGCCTGCGCCCGCTCATGAAAGTGTGCGGACCGTCCTGTGCCATCACCCACGCCAAGGCCCAGAACGAGCGCAAGCAGGCCAAAGAGCAGGCAGCAGAGCGCAAGGTGATCCGGGAAAAGCTGGCTGCGATGGAGACAAAGCCTCAGCTCACGCGGAAAGCCCAAGCCGCTTTCAACACGTACATCCGTGCGCGAGACGCTGGGAAGCCCTGCATTTCATGCGGCACCCCGCTGCCTGCCGAGAAGTTCGGGGGCGCATTCGATTGCGGCCACTACCGGTCGGTGGGAAGCGCAGTCCACATGCGGTTCGTGGAAGACAACGCGCACGGCCAATGCAAGCACTGCAACCGGCACTTGGCTGGGAACCATGTCGAGTACCGCAAGGGATTGATCGACCGCATCGGACTGGCCGCCGTCGAAGCCATCGAGTCCGACCAGACGGTGCGCAAGTACACCCGCGAAGCCCTGATCGAGATCGCACGGCACTACCGGGCAGAGGCCCGCCGACTGGAGGCCAGCAAGTGAGACACGGCTGTCACAACCGCCCACCCTTCAAAGACTGGCACCACGCCCAAGACGGCTACCACCCAATGAGCAAGCCAGAGGCCGGAACCAGATTGCCGCGAATCGTCCAGATCCCGCACCAGATGACAAGAGATTGCCAATACACCCGACTGAACCCAACCGACGCCGGATGCGAAGGCTGCAACCACCAACAAACAGGAGAACGAGCATGAACACCAACGAAAACCCGAACACACAAGCCCGCTTGCTTCAGCTCATGAAGGACCGCCCGGATGGAGTGACCCGGCCAGAGGCCTATCGGGTGTGCCGGATGGATGACGACAGTTTCAAAAACGCCCTCAAGCGTCTGCGCGAGAAGGGCTATGACATCAAGGCCACACGAGGCGTGAGCAAAGACGAGACGGTTTTCAAGTTGCAGACGAACCTACCCCGTGGGAACTTCGTTCGCAACGCCGGGGACGACCGCGAGCGCGTCTACAACTTTATCAAGCGCCAAGCCAGCCCGCCGTCGAGCAGCACCATCGCCACCGCTTTGAAGATCGACCGCCAGCGGGTGCAGAACTTCCTGTTGAATTTGCAGCAAAACGGGTTCATCACGAACACAGCCCCCGGCAAGTCTGTCGCCTATTGGGCCGCCCGAGAGCGCACCAAAGCCCCTGAGTCGTCACGCAATCCCATCTGCGCAGGGACCATGACCGAGCCGCTGAAGATGGCGAACTACTGGACGGCCCCATACCGCCCAGGTGTTGAAGCCACCCACGCCATTCCGTCGAGGGGTTTCTGATGAGCCGCAAAAAGTGCAAGCGCAAGGTGTGGACGCTGGTTAACCCCATCCTCCATGCCGTGGCTGGAGCCGCCATCTCCCCGCGCTCAGACCTCGACCAGCTTCTGATCCGCGAACTGTCGAGCTTGGACGCATTCACGACAGGCTGCGCCACCCTCAAGCACTGGCAAGACCTGGCCGCCGTGAATAACCTGGCCCAGACGCTGGCCGGAAAAGGTATCGGCATCGAGGTGATGGAAGTCGCCCACCGCGCAGAGACAGCCCTGACCGACGCCGCCGACCGATTCCAGCGCACAGGGAAATTCGGCCTGACCGGCGAAGGAATTAAGGCCATCCGCGAGCTGATCGAACTGCACGACCTCCAAAGATCCAGCATCAGCCGCGCCGAGTACGAGCGAGCCATCGCCTTGACCGTGGCACGTCTTAAGTCAGGTCACTCCACCGTGGATCTGGACAAGGTTCTCGGCAAACCCCTCCCCGCCACCGCCTGAAGAAAGGAGCCTGAAAGATGACCCAGCGCAATCAACAGAGCAGCCGAACACAAGTGCTTGAGGCCGTCAAGGCTCTCCACGAGCAGGAGATGGAAGTCACCAGCGAGTCAATCCAGCGCCATACCGGACTGAAAATGGTCACGGTGGCCGACTGCCTGAAAGAACTCAAGGAGCGAGACGAGGTTTGGTCCCCCGAGCGCGGGGTCTACCGCCCACGGGACAAGGAGGAATGCAGCCAGCCGATTTTCTTCACCAGCCTGCCCGGTGGTGGGATGACCGTGGAGAAGGGTGACGCAATCATCCAGTTCACGAGCTACGAGTGGCGGCAGCACGTCGCCCCCGCCGCTGCCGGATACTGCGCCCAGACCGTCATCATCGAGCACACCCACCAGACCATGCGTCTGGTCGAGATGGTTCACAAGCTCCAAAGAAAAGTGGACTACCTCAAAGAAAAGCTGGAAGAAGACGGGCGGCAAATCCCGCTGGAGGTATGACCATGCAATCCAAGTTCACCATCATGCGGGCAAACCGCTGGAAAATGGCAGAGGCAAAAGCAAGGGCAGAGCGCAGGCGGTACAACATCGTGGTTGACCACTGGCCCGACATCAGCAGAGAGTATTCCCGCCTACCCTTCGTTTGGTGGAACCCTAAGACGTGGAGGATCTGATGAGCACAAGAGAACTGACGAGCGACGAAATCAAAAAGCTGAACTCAATCCGCCTGTTTGAAAAGGTCGATCCCGATGTTTTCCGTTGGATCGTCCGCAGGGTAGAGTGGGAGCATCGGATTGGAACCGATCCCCAGCAACTCACAGACTGCGGTATCACCCGAGTTAAGCAGGACGACCAGCCGTCATAACCCTCCCGCCCCCTGTAGGGTTATGACAATCCAGCCTGCCCGAACAAACTCGGGGCATGGCATCAACCAAGGCCCAACCTCGCCCGGAAAAAGCCGCAACCAAGGCTAAAGGCGATTCCGCGCCTAAGCAGGTAGGACGAGCCAAAGCACAGCAGGAACACCCTCATGGCCTAACTCCGCAGCAAGAGACTTTCTGCCAGGAGTACATGGTCGATCTGAATGGCACACAAGCTGCCATCAGGGCTGGATACAGCGAGCGCACCGCAAACGAGCAGGCTGGCCGTCTGTTATCGAAAGTTAGCGTCCGCTCACGCATCGACGAATTGCGTAAAGATCGCGCAGAACGCACCGACATCACCGCTGACCGGGTACTGAAAGAAGCCTGGAACATCGCCACCGCAGATCCCCGCGAGCTGGTGGAGTACCGCATCGGGTGCTGCCGCTTCTGCTGGGGGAAGGATCACCGGTTTCAACGCACTGCCGCCGAGTTTGAGCGAGCCGAGGCAGAACACGCCGCCAAGTGCGAGAAGGCCATTGAAGAAGGCAAGCCGCACCCCGGAGAGTTCGACCCACAAGGTGGCATTGGCTATAACAAGCTGAGAGAGCCGAACCCGGAATGCCCGGAATGCTTCGGTGAAGGCATGGGCCGCACCGTGTTCAAGGACACATCAAAGGTGTCTCCAGCAGTCGCATCCCTGTTTGCTGGCGTCAAGGAAACCAAGGACGGACTGGAGATCAAGCTGCACAGCAAGGATGGTGCGCTTGAAAAACTGTTCAAGCACTTGGGCCTGTACGAGCTGGACAACAAGCAGAAGAACCCCGCTGAGGCGCTGAACACAATGGCAACCGCTGAGTTGCTGAAACTGCGCGACATGCTCAAGGGAAGCCAGAAATGAACATGGCAGACCTGTCGCCTGAAATGCGGGAGGCCATGCTCAAGCAAATTGACGAGGCGCTGACCCGTCGAAAGTTGGAGCAGTACGGGCCGTACCCGAGACAGAAGGACTTTCACGCCGCTGGCTCCAAGTTCCGAGAGCGCCTGTTCATGGCGGGCAACCAGTTGGGGAAAACTGTCTCAGGTGCTGCCGAGATGGCAATCCACCTGACCGGACGCTATCCCGAATGGTGGCAAGGACGCAGGTTCAACAAGCCTATTGCTGCCTGGGCATCTGGCGTGACTGGCGAATCGGTCCGAGATACCACGCAGCGACTTCTGATGGGTCGCCCTGGTCAGTTCGGGACGGGCTTTATTCCGGCTGAGTGCATTGTTGGCGAACCCAAGAAGGCAATGGGCACCCCGGACCTTCTGGATAGCGTGACTGTCAAGCATGAATCTGGCGGTGAATCTCGCCTGTACTTCAAGCGGTACGAGCAAGGCCGTGAGAAGTGGCAGGGCGAAACGCTCGACATCGTGTGGTTCGACGAGGAACCGCCGATGGACATCTACACCGAAGGATTGACCCGAACCAACGCAACGGGCGGCATGGCGTACATGACATTCACCCCTCTGTTGGGCATGTCAGAAGTGGTGATGCGCTTCCTGAATACGGACAGCCCGGATCGTGCAGTGGTGAAGATGACCATTGACGATGTGACGCACTACACCGCCGAGGAAAAGCGCCGGATCATCGACAGCTACCCACCACACGAGCGAGAAGCACGGGCAAAGGGTATTCCGATCCTTGGCAGTGGCCGGATCTTCCCGGTGGAAGAAGACGCCATCAAGGTTGCCCCATTCCAGATCCCCGCACATTGGCCGCGCATCAATGGAATCGACTTCGGATGGGACCACCCAACAGCAGCAGTCCACTGCGCATGGGACAGGGATTCCGACTGCTGGTATGTCGTCCGCGCACACCGAATGCGAGAGGCGACGCCAATCATCCACGCCGCCACCATCAAGCCGTGGGGCGATTGGGTGCCAACGGCATGGCCGCATGACGGGCTACAGCACGACAAAGGCTCTGGCGACCAACTCGCCATGCAGTACGCCAATGCCGGTCTTTTGATGCTCAAGGAGCGGGCCACCTTTGAGGATGGCAGCAACGGTGTTGAGGCTGGATTGATGGACATGCTTCAGCGGATGCAGACCGGCAGGTTCAAGGTCTTTGCCAACTTGGATGACTGGTTCCAAGAGTTCCGCCTGTACCACCGCAAAGACGGGAAGGTTGTCAAAGAAATGGACGACCTGATGAGTGCCACACGGTACGCACTGATGATGAAACGCAAGGCCAAGGTTCGACCAGTGCCAAGCGCCCCAGCAAACGCAGCATGGTCCGCTCTGGACCCAGAGGTTGGCTACTGATATGGAACAAGACGACAACACCGATGACGTGCAGCCGAGTCTGCGAGCACAGTTCCTTTTGAATCTGTTGTCCAAGAGGTCCGAGGCCATCGGGGGCCGCGCAGGCTCCGGCATCGAGATTGAATGGCACGAGGATGAGGAACACTATCAAGGCATCGACGACGCCAACCGTCAATTCCAGAACACCTGGGCGATGAGCCAGCCCAAGCGATGGGCAGAGACGGGGCAGAGCGCAGGCAACGCGCCGACCCGCTCAGTGGTGTTCCTGAACATCACACGGCCCTACGTTGACGCCGCCAGCGCCCGTATCTCGGACATGCTGATGCCAACGGATGACCGGGCATGGACGATCCGACCGACGCCACTTCCCCGTCTGTCGATGGCCGACATCACCATGCTGGGAGGTCCGGCCAAGGCGCAGGAAGTCATCGAACAGACCATCGACGAGGCCAAGCAAGCCGCCGAGAGGACGCAGCGCCAGATTGACGACTACCTTGTCGAGTCGAACTTTCAGGGCGAGCTGCGCCGGATCATCGAGGACTCAGCCCGCATCGGCTCTGGTGTGGTCAAGGGGCCATTCCCCAACCGCCGAACCTTCAAGATGTCCAAGCGTGGACCGGATGGCACCGTCAGTCGCATCAGCATCGACGAGATCCGCCCCGGCTCCAAGCGCATCGACCCGTGGAACTTCTTCCCCGACCCGGCTTGTGGCGACTCCATCCACAACGGTTCGTACACATGGGAACGTGAGTACATCAGCACCCGCCAGCTCAAGGAAATGATCCTGATGCCCGGATACGACCGGGAGGAACTCATCAAGGTCATCAAGGAAGGCCCGAGCCTGACATCCGCCCGTGAAGCCACCGAGGCCACCGGCAAGCGAAGCGAAGAACAGTTCGAGATGTGGATCTTCCACGGGAACTGCGACGCCGAGCAGATGCGGGCTATGGGAGTGGAGCTGGACGAGGACGAGGAAGACAAGCTCCCCGCAATGGCCGTGGTCATCAATGACCGACTGGTCAAGGTCACTCGCTCCGTGATGGACTCCGGCGACTTCCCTTATGACATTTTGGCGTGGCAGTACCGTCCGGGCAGCCCTTGGGGCATGGGTATCAGCCGCCAGATCCGAACTGTGCAGCGCATCCTCAATGGCTCCGTGCGGGCCATGATGGACAACTCCGGCCTGTCCGCCGCCCCTCAGATCATCTTGGGCAACGGGGTGACACCGGCAGACGGCAAGTACAACCTGCACGGCGGTAAGATTTGGCGCACCGAGCCTGACACCGGCAACGCTGACGCCCGCGCCGCCTTCAGCGCCTTCGTAGTCCCGTCGGTTCAGGCCGAGATGATGAACATCATCAACTTCGCCCTGAAGATGGCCGAGGACGTGACTGGTATGCCCGCCATGCTGCAAGGGATCAGGGGTGACGCCCCCAACACCTTGGGCGGTATGCAAATGCAGAACAACAACGCCACCAGCGTCCTACGCAGGCTGGCAAAGCGGTTCGATGACTATGTGACCCGACCGCACATCCAGCGGTACTACGACTGGATCATGCAATACAACGATGACGACTCGCTCAAGGGCGACTTCGAGATTGAGGTTCGGGCATCGTCGGCACTGGTCGAGCGGGACGCGCAGCAACAGTTCCTCATGCAGATCCTGGCGGCATCGAAAGACCCGGCTTATGGGCTTAACCCGGCCAAGGTGATCGAGGAACTGTTGCGCGGTCAGCGCATGGAACCCAAGCGCCTGAAGATGACAGAGGAAGAAAAGGCCGCAATGCAGCCGCAACCAGATCCAACGCTGGAGGCCAAGGCAGCACTGATTGCCGCCCAGACCGAGGAAGTCAAGGCAAAGACCGCCACCAAGAACGTCGAAGGCATGTTCTCCGCGACACAAGCGGCAATGAACATTGCCCAGGTGCCGCAGCTTGCACCCGCAGCAGACGCCATGTGGAAGTCGGCGGGCGGCGAAGACAAAGACATGGCTCCGGCCATTCCCATGATCGAGCAAGCCATGCCGATGGACATGCCCGAGAACACCAATCCAGCCACACCGATGAACCCCACCAACCCAGCCGTGGGAATGATGGAAGGCATCGAGGGTGGCGGTGAATGACGGATTCCCCCTGTAGGGTTTTCCGCATCAAGGAATAGAGGGCAATCTTGAAACCACAAATAGAGCCAAGGTCCGACACATGGAAAGCGGTCGAGGCGTATGCGAACGAGCGACTTGAAAAGTTGCGCCTTCAAAACGACTCGACAGCAATGGACAGCATTCAAACCGCTGTCATCCGTGGACGGATCGCAGCTCTGAAGGAACTGCTGGCGCTTGCAGAAGCCCCGGCAAATCTCGCTGACGACAGTGAGCACATCGTTTACTGACCTTGGCAAATACGGATGGAAGCATGAGCGCAACGCAAAAGAGTGAAGAAGACGCTTTCCTGGCTGGCTTTGCTGGCACATCGGAATCCGAGCAATCTCCCGCTGCACCAGCAGCCGAAGAAAAGCCGGTGACTGAAGCCCAAGCCGATGACAACGTGGAACCGAAGCAGGATGAAACGCCTGCACAAGCTGAGGCCGAACAGCCTCAAAGCGAACCCCAGAGGATCGCCGGATTCACGGAGGATGAACTTCGGAACTTGCTTGCGAGAGCGGCAAAGGTGGATGAACTCGAAGCAGGACTTCGCAAGGCTCACGGAAAGATCGGTGAGTTGAATGGGAAGTTGCAGGAGGTATCCAAGGCACCGGCCAAACAGCCCGAGCCTGAAATGGATCTCTCCCACGTCGAGGAAGACTACCCAGACATCGCCGCATGGGTGCGTTCGCAGTTGGGACAGAAGGGCGGTCAGGTCGAGCCGGAACAGGAAATGCAGCAGCAAGCGCCTCAACAGGTGCAACAGCAAGGCGGCATGTCCCCGGAAATGATCGAGCTGGCACTGATGGACCGGCTGCACAAAGGATGGCGAGAGAAGGTGCAGACCAGCGAGTTTGCCACTTGGCTGGCCGCGAACGGTGACGACATGGTGAACAAGTACCAGACCGCAGCAACCGCTGATGAGCTGGGCGAAATCATCAAGTCCTACGACTCGTGGAACCAGTCCAAGGGACAGCGCCGCACTTCGGCCAGTCAGAGGCTTGAACAAGCCATGACGCCGACCGGCAGTCCGGGCAAACCCAAGGTGGCTCCCTCCTCCGAAGATGCATTTGTCTCCGGCTTCAAGTCGGTATTTGCCCGCTAACTCAGGGCGACGAAAGGAATCAAAATGGCTCAGTTCTCTACTGGCGCTCCCGCCGAGCGGATCGGCAAACTCAAAGGCGAGATCCTCGCTCACGCTGTCCATGCCGAAGTGCTGGGCATCACTGGCATGCAACGTCAGATGCCCAAGAACCAGGGCAAGTCGGTCGTGTACCGCCGCTACCTGCCCTACGGTGCAGCCGCGACCAACTACAACACCATCAACCGCCCGGTGGCTACCGCAGCCGCTCACGAGCTGACCGAAGGTGTGACCCCTACCGCCGATACCCTGGTGCCGCAGGACATCACGGTGACGCTCAAGCAGTACGGATGCCTGTACCAACTGACCGACTTCGTGTCTGACACCTACGAAGACGACGTGCCTGCTGAGATGAAAAAGCAGTGCGGCGAGCGTGTGGGTCTGGTGCGCGAAATGATCCGCTACGGCGTGGTCAAGGCTTGCGCCAACGTCTTCTACGCCGGTGGCACCTCCCGCGACACAGTGGACGAGAAGATCACTCTGAATCTGCTGCGTAAGGTGTCCCGCAACCTGCAAGCCAACCATGCCAAGCGCGTGACCGGCATTCTGGCCCCCAGCCCGAACATCGCCACCCAGCCGGTGGAAGCCAGCTATCTGGTGTTCGGGCATACGGACGCCGAAGCCGACATTCGTGACCTGGCAGGCTTCAAGCACGTCAGCGAGTACGGTTCGCGCAAGCCGGTGTCCCCGCATGAAATCGGTTCGTGCGAGAACTTCCGATTCATCACCTCGCCTGAGCTGGCTCCCTACGCCGCTGCTGGCGCTCTGATCGGCTCCACCGGCCTGTCGGGCACCACCAACATCGACGTGTACCCGTTCATCATGTGTGGTGAGGACGCATGGGGCCAAGTCGCTCTGCGTGGTTCGGACGCCATCGACCCGACCTACATCCCCGCAGGCACCAAGGACAAGAGCGATCCGCTGGGCCAGCGTGGCTATGTGGGCGCGAAGTTCTACATGCAGGCCACCCTGCTGAACGAGGGCTGGATGGCGGTCGTTGAGGCCGGTGTCTCCGCTCTGTAACCGGGAATGGGGGCTTCGGCCCCCTTCCTACTTCCCTGAACCACTGGAGAGAACCCAATGACCCGAGGCCGCAAGCCACTTGTTGACACGACGACCGAGTATCTCGGCAACGAAAACCCCGTGACCATCGGAGAGATCGGACGCGGTGACGTTGACCAGCTTGAGCGGGTTGGCGACATGCGCAAGGCCGAGCAACTGGCGTTCATGGAAGAACCCGTGACCATCGTTGTGATGTCCTCCGGCGATGAGAACGAAACCGAGCTGGTTCAGGTGGCCGTCAATGGCGTGACCCAGTTCATGCGCCGTGACGAGCCGATCACCGTCAAGCGCAAGTATGTCGAGCGTCTGGCCCGTGCCAAGAAGACCGACTTCAACCAGGCGCTGGATGACAGCAAGGGCGAAGTGTCCTTCAACGTCCTGACCCGCCGCCACTCGCTGCGCTTCCCTTTCAGCGTCATCCAAGACAGCAACCCCAAGGGCGCTGGCTGGCTCAAAGCCATTCTGATGGAACCGGTGTGACATGACCCTTGCCGAACTGATCGTCTTGTACCGCGAGCAGTCGTTTGACAACGCGGAACCTTACTTCGTCTCTGATGAAGTCCTGACGATCCATGCAAACGAGGCGCAGGATGAGGCCTGCCGACGCGGGGAACTACTTGTCAGCACATCGGCCAGCTTCTGCTCCCTTTCCTTTGCCGCCGACGATGAGATGGTGGATCTGGACCCGCGCATCGTTCGCATCAAAAGGGCAAGGATCAACGGCAAAGCCTGTTCGGTGTTCACCGCCGACATGATGGACGAGATGTCCCCGGAATGGCTGGACGATGAAAGCCGGTCAGAGCCGAGGATTCTGGTCGAGGGTGTGGAGACGGGAAAGCTGTACTTGTGGCCCCGTCCTGCCGCGTCTGGAACCATCAAGTTGACCGTTCAACGCCTGGCTATCGACAAGATGGCCGGTGAAATGGATACCCCGGAGATCCGTGCAGAACTGCACCCGGCGCTGGTGGACTGGATGCTCTACCGGGCACACAGCAAAGAGGATCAAGAGATTTTCAACGACACCAAGGCCCGTTTGGCTTTGGCTCGTTTCGAGGCCGAGTTTGGGCGCAAGGCCAGCGGACGCAATGAGGCATGGTCACGCCACGGTGAGCGTGTGAATGCCGCGCCTATCGCTTAACAGGGGAGAGACATGGCTTCGATTGATGAGCTTCGCAAGCAGCAGATGATGGAGAAGGCAGGGGTCAAGCCTCCTGTGCCGGGTTTGGTGCAGCAGGCAACTGGCACGAGAATTGAGCCTTACGTCAACTGGAGAAGTCCGAACCCGCCGCCCGCTCCTGAGATCAAGGCGCTAGGGTACAACCCTGCAACAGTCACGCGCACTGGCAGGGAATTGGCTGTGGTCAATCAGCCGAACTTTGTGATGGGGCAGACGCCGCAATCACTAGCAGCGAAAGCTGCACAGCAGGCGGCAGAGAAGGCGCAGTTCGCTGGCTACACCCCGCCGAAGGTTGATCCAAAAACCGGCCTCTACACTGATCCAAAGGTTGTTCCTTCCGGCGCACCTGTTCAGCCGAACATGCCTTCGCCCGGAAGGGCCGCGAACATGCTCTCCAAGGTTGGAAGCAGCAACATCCCCCGTGCAATCTCTGGCCTTGGAACGGCGGTCGGTGTCGGCATGGAGGGAGCTAAGGTCTATGAGACGGCAAAGGCTCCGAACTCAACCAAAATGGACGTTGCCGAGCAAGCCGCAGAAAGCACCGGTCGGCTTGCTGGTGGTTATGTTGGAGCAAAGGCTGGCGCAGCATTGGGAACGCTGGGTGGACCTCTGGCCCCCGTGACTGTTCCGCTTGGGGCTATTGCTGGTGGTCTTGTTGGATACTCTGGAGCAGGAAAGCTGGCATCACTTGGCCGAGAAATGGCTGGGGTTGATGGGCGCGAGGCGGTTGATCGTGTCGCACCAGTCAATCAGCAAACGGCACAACGCGACCTTTCGTCTCTGCCACAAGCCAGCTACAGCAACGAAGGCCGGAACTTCACCAACCCCATCGTTGCCACCGCGACGACTCAGGCCAAGCCTCAGGCAATGCCCCAACCCGAGGCACCAGCCGCCGAAGCCCCGCAAGCCCGTCAGGTTGCCCCAGGCATCTACCGCTCCGGCAATTCCTACGGTGACAGCGCAGAGGCTGCAATCTCCGGCCCGCGTGGATCTGGTCAGCCGTCTGCCCGGAACATGGCCGCTGCCGATGCTCTGGCTTCGCGCTACGCTGGACCGGGTATGACCGCTCAAGCAGCACAGCCAGCACAAGGCCCGAGCGCATACATCCCCAAAGACACGGGTGGCTATGGCCTGCTGGACAAAGGCTACCGCGACCGCCGATCCGCGATGATGGACGCCCAGCAGATGAAGCCCGGTGCCCGTACCGCACTGGCCGCACTGCTGAAGGAGCAGAGCGCACAAGGCGACCGGGAAGCCCAAGCAGAGCAGAACGCCGCAGACCGTGGTTTCCGCCAAGGTGAGAACGCCCTTGACCGTGGCCTGAAGTCGCAGGAACTGATGGCCCGGATGGACGACTCCGCCGCCACCCGCCAGCTTCGCGCCCAAGAGCTTCAGGACAACATGGCAACCAACGCCGTCAAGCGTGATGCCGCAGGAGTCGAAGTCACCAGCGCCAAGCAGATGGCCGACCTTCGCAGCCAGTACCTGAACGCCAAGACCGATGCCGAGCGCAACGATGCGGCACGGAAGTTGCAGGCACTCTCAGGCAAGGCAGACACCAGCCTGAAGGACAACTTCATGGTCGTCGGCGGTGGTCAGGAATGGGACGCCAACGCAATGGCGATGCGCAACGTGCCCCAGCAACTGATCGACCTTCGCACTGGTCGGCCTGTGACTGGTGGGCAGCAAGCTCCGGCACAAGGTCCGGTGAAGATTGCCAACGATGCCGAGTTTGACGCCCTACCAAAAGGCGCAATCTACATCGGCCCAGATGGCAAGAAGTACCAGAAGCCTTAATCCAACGGAATCCCACTTCTCCACCTCTCAGTTTCGGGCGACTTGATCGCCCGTTCCTGTTCTTGGGTGGATGACATCGGGACAACAACCGCCGCGATAGTTCCAACAACGATGAGGACAGGTAAGGCTGCGACAGCCATCTTCGCCAGCACCGCCCATACCTTCGGCCCGTCGTACTGGCTGGCAGACCGCCAAATGCCCACATTGACGATGACGAAGTAGGCCAGCAGAGCGGCAACCGCAGCCATTGCGACCGGACTGCCAGGCGTGACCATCGACAAGGCAATGCCCCATACAAAGCTGGCCGCGACGCCATAGAGCCAGTAGGTGCGAGCCAAACCGGCCCGACCGGTCCAAATCTGTCCAATGATGTCCATGTCAATCCCCCGTTTTTGCGCAGTCTAGCACTGCACCCCCTGTAGGGTTGGCCCATTTTGATGATGGTCGGCACAGTTGGAACTGTTGTCGTGGTTGACAGCACAAACTTCAAAGCCGTTTTCTCATGCCCTTCGTCCCGCTTGCGGGATCAACCACCGGGGGGCAGTAGAAAGCGGCTTTTTGCTTGGTGTGTGCCACGGCTTCTATCAACCTTTTGGAGCCAATATGAGCAACATTACTCCGTTCGACTTTGATGGTCGCGCCATCCGCGTAGTGACCGACGACAGCGGTGAGCCGTGGTTTTCAGCCAACGAGGTTTGCGAAGTCCTCGGCTATAGCAACCCTCGTGATGCGGTGGGTCGCCATGTTGACGTGGATGATGTCGGGAAACGCGACACCATCGACAGCATGGGGCGCAGCCAGGCCGTGAACCACGTCAACGAGTCTGGGCTGTATGCCCTGATCTTCGGCAGCACGAAGCCAGAGGCCAAGAAGTTCAAGAAGTGGGTGACATCTGAAGTCCTGCCGACCATCCGCAAGACCGGAACCTATACCGCCAAGAAGCAACCCGACCCGCTGAAGTTGACCACCGAAGCCGCACGGGCGCTGCCTGCACTGATCCGCGCAGGTCGTCTGCTGGGTCTAGACAAGAACGCAGCGGCCATCGCAGCGAACCAGGCCATCTACGGCATGACCAACGTGAACCTGATGCAGCAACTCGGCCACACGCACCTTGTCGCAGAGAATCAGGACTCCGGCTGGTACACCCCGACCGAGCTTGGCGGAATCATGGGCACATCGGCCCGTGGTGTGAATCTCCTGCTGGCCGAAGCTGGTCTTCAGGTCAAGATCGGTGAGAAGTGGGAAGCAACCGAAGTAGGACGCGAGTTCTCCCGCCTGTTCGACACCGGCAAGCGCCATGCATCAGGTGTGCCCGTGACTCAGATGAAATGGTCAAAGAACGTGCTTCCGATGCTTGGCGAGTCCAAGGAAGCAGCATGAGGCAAATACCCGGAATTCCGGGTATTCATCTGCCGTCCCCTGTAGGGTTAGCCTGAACCACCGGCAGTCCGCAGACTGCGGGAATGGCACAGAACGACCGCTGGAAATCTGGGATTCCCGTAGCTGATGATGCATCGGGTGGTGAACGCTGGAAAACCGGGACTCCGGTAGACGATCCAAAGCCCAAGGAAAACATCCTTGGCGACATCGCATCGACCGCCGTTAAGGGTGTCATAGCCGTTCCCGAAGCAATCACCGGCTTGGCCGACATCTTCACTGGTGGCCGCGCAGGCAAGGCGCTGGAGGATCTGGGTGTCCGGTTCAAAGACGCCAAAGAAGTGGCCTCAAGCTGGGAAAGCGACGCCACGAAGCAAGCCCGCCAAGAATTCGACCAGGCTGAAGGTCTGGTTGGCAAGGCTCAGGCCGCACTGAGCAATCCCCGATTGATCGCAATGGGCATCGGTGAGTCCGTGCCCTCGATGCTGGCCGGTGGCGCATTGGCGCGTACCGCTGGTGTGGCTCTGCCTTCACTGGCTGGCCGTGTCGGTCTGACTGCTGCCGGTGAGGGCGCAGTGATGGCCGGATCTCAGGCCGAGCAGATCCGCCAACAGACCGAAGATGGGCTTCTGACTGGCAAGCAAGCAGGACTTGCTGCCGCTACCGGTGTGGTCGGTGGTACGCTGGGTGCGCTGGGTGGCCGTGCTGCTAAGGCGCTGGGTGTCGGTGACGTGGATCAGATGGCCGCGACCGGCATTGTCCAGAACGCATCTCGTCCGGGTCTGGGTATCGCCAGCCGTGCAGGCCGTGGCGCACTGACCGAAGGCGTGTTCGAGGAACTGCCGCAGTCTTTGGCGGAAACCGGTTTGCAGAACCTGGCACTTGATCGCCCGTTCACGCAGGACATGGACTCTGCCGCTGTCATGGGCACGCTGACCGGTGGCGCGATGGGTGCGGGCGCTGGTGTGCTGTCTGGCATGGGTCAGAGGCCGCAATCGCAGCCGCAGCCCGTCACAGGCACTGGCGCACCTTCCACCGACTCACCCATCGTCGGCACATCGACAGTGGAAGTGGACGGCAAGGTTTCGACCAAGGTCAACCGACAAGACGGAAGCGTGGACATCGACGGTGTTCAGGTGGTCCCGCCGACCGCATCAGTGGAATCGGATTCCACTTTGCCGGTTGATGACGTGATCGACGTTGAGCCAATCACCCCCGTCAAGCCTTCCGAGGCAATGGGCATCGACCGTGCAGCAGGGCCGCTCAGTCGCGCCGCTGCCGATGCGGTGGACTCTGGTGCATCGCCTGTTGTTCCGCCGGTGAATCCTTTGGTGCAGGCTGCTCAATCTCAAGCGGTCAATGGCCCTTTGAGAAAGACCTACGGAGAAGCGTCTAAGGATTGGGTAAAGGCAGGCAAGCGCGGTGATGTGATCCGCGAGGGCGATAAGTTCCGATTTGCAGCCGATGGAACGCCAGAGCTTGATTCGTGGAAGGCCCGATTCAAGAAGCCGGATGAATCAGTGCAGAGTGATGCGCAGCCGGTCGAACAAAGTGAGGTGATTCAAGATGAAGTCCAGGTCGATGCGCAGGTTGAGGCTAATCCTTCCGTGGCGCAAGAGGAAAATCGAAGCCGAGAGGTTGGCGGTGCTTCTGGCAACGGTGGAGTCAACGGGACGAACGTCGGAGCGGATTCTCCAACAACTGAACAAGCCGCAGATCCCGACAAACAACCCGTAGTCACGAAAGTAAAACCTGCCGCGATCATGCGCGACATGGCGCAGCAGTTCCGAGATCGATTCGCCAAGACTCAAAAAGACAGCGACCGCACCTTTGCAAGTGTGCTTGATAAGTTCGCTTCTGATGTGGAGCAAGGCAAGCGTGACCCGGCGTCAATGCAGGAAGCGCTTACCCGGTATGCTGAAATTCTTGCCACGCCAGTAGTCAAGAAGAATCAACTAGAACCAGCTCAAGACGATACAGAGGTTGATGCCAATGGACTTTCAGACACTGGAGTACCTGCTGTCACAGGGGCAGGAGCTGGGGATACTCAGCGACCTTCAGGTGTATCTGATGCAGGTCGAGTTCGTGGCAGGCCCGGTAAACGAGCCGTGGCCCCCGCAGATGCAAAACTGGCTCAGGGAGGTGCTGATCGAACTGGAGATGGGCGACCTGGCACCGGAGACGGCACTGCTGCACTGAATGGCCGTCCTGCCCGCTGGAGGCAGAACGCACTCCAAGCCAAGAAAGTGGCCCGTAGCCTTGGGTTGAACCCCGATGGCAAGCGACTGGCCGAGATCGTTGCAGAGGTTGACGCTTTTGATGCAGGAGATATGCGGACGGCAAGGCAAAGACTGACCGACGCCCGCAACATTGATGCAAAAACCAACAATGTGCTTGATGCGCTTTACTCCATGTCAAACGGGATTGACCCTGACGAGGACATGTTGGGCATCGTGGAGCGGGCTGCTGATGACATGTCAGATGATGTGAAGTCCAAGGTAAGGCAGGCGATCAAGGAGAGCACCCAAAAAGTCAAGGGTGGCAGGGTTGTTTCTGATGCCGGAAAGTTCACGCAACTGGTTGGTGAAGCATTTGCCTACAACCTTGACGTTCTGCGCCGATCGCTCAACACCAATGTCCAAGACACACCGCAAGGAACCAGCAGAACCGAAGCCCAAGCCCCGGCAGATCAAGCGCCAGAAGCAGCGCGAGGCGATGGAGCCGAAGCTGGCCGAGTTCCCGACACGCGAGCCGGTGATGGTGTACGGGCGGATGGGGTAGAGGGAATCACGAAGACCATCCTCGAATCCATTGCCGACCAAGCCAAGAAGACCAACCGCAAGTATTACGACAAGCAGATCGCCAAAGGTCTGATGACCCGCGACGAGGCCGACCGTCGGATTGCCAACGACGACAAGATGTGGGCCGAGCAGAAGGTCAACGACCGCACAGAGCGGATTGCAAAGGCCATCGCAGAGAAAGACCCGACCGTGCTGGTTGGCGCATGGGCCAAGGAGGGCCAAGGCACCTACGGCAACGAGGGAAGCATGGAGGCTTTCCGCAAGTTGACCGGCATCAACCTTGCCCGGATGAACTCTGCCGACCGCGCTAAAGCCATCTTCGACTGGGCCGGATGGTCAGAGGACCAAGTTCGTACCGATGTTGAGAAACGCCGCGCCGAGCGGAATGAGCAGATCGCCAAGGCAGAGGAAAAGCGCAAGCAGGACGATGCAGCGGGAATTGAGCGTCTGGCCGCCAGCACGAAGCTGACCATTGAAGGACAAGACGGAGAAACCACCGTCAAAGCCTACATCGACGGGTTGATTGAGCAGGGCTACACGGAGATTGGACAGACAAAGGTAGGCGCAATCAAGCGAACGCTTTTGTTCCGTCCGGGCGCGAACAGTGGATACCCGATGCGTAGCGGCATCTTGGCCGACTACGCAAAGGTTGCATCAGATCGATTCAAGGCCCAACAACCACCCGCCCAAGAAACCAAGCCTTCCGAGAAGAAGGCTCAGGAGCCGAAGGCAACCGAACTCACGCCGAAGCAGTACCACGAAGCCAAACTCAAGTTCATCGCTGACGAGAATGGTGTGTCTCTGGCCGAAGTCCGCGAGATGTACGACACAGAAGGCGGACGTGCAGACAACAATCGTGAGTGGCTGCGAGAAATCGAAGCCGCTGCCGGTCGGGGTGAAGTCCTCACACGTCAGACGCTCGACAAGCTGTACGAACTTGCACCAAATGCACGGATGCCCGAATCGGCATTCCCTGACGGCTATCAGAAGCCTGAAGCCCGCAAGGCAGAGGCCGAGGAAAAGCAGGCACGGATCGACAACCGCAAGGAGGCCAATGAATCGGTCAAGCGTGATGCTGCCGAAACCGAACGCTTTGAGGCTGGCCGAAGCCTGACCAAAGAGCAGCGCCGAGAAGTCCTGGCATCACTGGTTGATGTCTACAAGGCGAAGGGCGCAGACCGTGAGATGAAGGGTGTCGATCAAAACGGGAACGAGCGTTACGGGTATGTCCATTCGCCTGACCTGTTTGAGAAGTCCGACATCACCGGGTCGATGGTGCGCTACTACGTCACCCTTCCTGATGGCCGAAAGGCGCACCCGACAGAGTTGTTCCCGGATGTGTCAGCAAGCGATGTCGAGCGCATGGCGCTTGAACAAGAAGAAAAGCGAAACAAGGCCGAGGCATATAGGCGGGCGCTCAAGCCTGTTTATTCGGACTTTGATGCCGCAAGGCTGATAGCAGGCAATGGTCAGGTCGTCATCTCAGACGGAACCGAGTTTGCTGTGATTCCTGATCGTCCGGGGCCAGTTGGTCAGGCGAGAGGTTTTGGCTGGAATGTCGTTGATAAACCCACCCCCCAGCAGCAAGAAGCCGCAGAGCAGCCACAGCAGGAGAGCAAGCGTGGACTTACTGGAGTCCGCGCAAAACGTGCAGCAGAGGCGGAAGCAAAGCGGGCCGATTACTTCACTCCTGGCAACATCGTCAAAGGGTATGGCGGCTACGACAGAGTTCTTGAGTACACGCCAGTTGATGAGCGTGGTTCTTGGAGCGTCCGTGTTCAGCGTGTGCTGGAGCAAGGCGACCAGTTCATTGACGAGCCGAACGAGCGTCCACGTTGGCATTCCACGCAGCCTGAGCCGAAAGAATTTGCAGCAGGCCCGGTGCAGCGAGCGCCTGTTACGCCACAGCAGGCAGACAAGCAGGGGGAGAAGAAGCCCGCAGAGAAGATCGAGGACTTTGGGGAGAAGTTGCCCCCGTCTCGCCGCGCTATGGCTGCAAAGCTCAGTGAGGCCATCAGTGATGAGGACATCGCCGTACAGCCACTGAGCAAGATTTGGCCCGTTGAGGAAAACGAGGCCATTGAAGACACGTTTGCTGCCGCTGTCGCACACGTCATGCGTGAAGCGATCCCTGCAAAGCCGCGCAAGGGTTACAAGCTCAATTCTTGGGTTGGCAAGGTAAAGGTATTGCGAGACTTCGCGGCAAAGATCCTTCGCGGCACGGTGTCTCGGGAAACCTTCCTTTCAGAGATGGACAAGCTGTCGTCTCTGCGCGACATGCGTTCCAAAATCAAACTGCTGGAGCAGATCGACCGCGCACAGTGGAAGCGCATTGGGGAGGTTTCCGAAGCTCCTGGAGCGATCACCTACGTTGACGGAAAGGCAGTTCCCCAGCCTTCGGCCAGCGTGACAGTGGATGGAAAGAGTCATTGGCTGCGCAACTCTGGCGACATCAACGATCACGTTGGCACCATCAAGACGATGCTGGAAGGCGATGCGCCGGAGTCGAAGCTGAAGTTTGAAGTGTTCCGCGCCACTACTGGCGACCGTAAGGTGTTCATCAGCAAGAAGGGCGACAAGGAATACCGCCGACTGATGGAGTTCGACACGCCTGAGCAGGCCCGCAAGGCGCTGAAAGATCAGTACGCCGAACTGGTGGCCGCATGGGAAGGTATCAAAAGCCGGGACAACATCACCGAGCGCGATCTTCGCACCTCTGACAACCGTCCCCGCTCCGGCAAAGACTGGCGCAAAGGCAAGGATGTGAGCGCTGAGGAATTCCAGGCTCAGTTCGGGTTCCGTGGCGGTGAGTTTGGCAAGTGGGTGTCGCAAGGCAAGGGTGCGCAAGAACGTCAGTTCATGCTCAACAACGCCTATGACGCGTTGATGGACTTGTCTGAGATTCTGGGTGTGCCGCCAAAGGCAATCTCTCTGGATGGCTCGCTCGGTATCGCCTTCGGTTCACGCGGAGGCGGGTGGGCATCTGCACACTTCGAGCCGTCGAATCTGGTCATCAACCTGACAAAGCCGCGAGGTGCTGGCGCATTGGCCCATGAATGGTTCCATGCGCTTGACAACTACTTTGCCCGCAAGCGCAATGGTGGTGAAGTGCCGATTCGTGCAGGCGTTGATGCGCAGAACGAGTACCGCAGGAACAACTACATCACCCACAAGACCCGGCCAATGATGGTTCGCAAGGATGGCCGTGGAAGTCCCGTGACCCGTGAACGACTGACCGAGTGGAGGAAGTCCAGCCCGGACAGTGCATACCTGGCCGCAGATCAGTGGATTGAAGATCCGAACCACAAGCAGGGTGTACGCGCTGAAGTCGAAGAACGCTTCGATGAACTGGTGAAGGCGCTTGATGCGTCTCCGATGCTCCAGCGGGCTAGGACGCTTGATGGCGTGAAGTCAGGCGACGGATACTGGTCACGGACGCTTGAGCGGGCTGCACGTTCGTTCGAGAACTACGTTCAGACGCGCATGATGGAGCAGGGGTATCACAACGACTTCCTTGCCAACGTGAAGGCCGCGCCTGATGTCGGCAAGAACGTCAACCGCTATCCGTACCTGCTGCCGTCTGAAGTCGCTCCGATTGCCGACGCCTTCGGCAACCTGTTCCAAACCATCCAGACCCGCGAAACCGACGACGGTAACGTGGAGATGTACTACGGGACCAAAGAGAATTCCCGCCAAGGCACCCCGGTAGACCGTTCGGTGATGGACATGGCCGGTGAAGGTCGAGATGCCAACGACATCCTGAGCTTCATCGCCAACACCTCGAAGTCACCGTATCGCCGGAATCTGGCCCGCAAGTTGCTTGCGACTGGTGCAAACCCGGCTGTCTCGCTGGGTGGAGAGATGGGCGGTGGTGCAGGCTTCCGGTTCCTGGCGAAGTACAGCCGCAAGAACCACGAAGTCACGCTCTCTGAAGCCGCAGGCGACCGGGCAGAGCAGATCTTCCTGCATGAAACGGTCCATGCCGCTACCCTGCTGGCTCTGGACAAGGGAGGACTGCAAGCCCAGCAGATGATCCGCCTGTACGAGTCGGCCAAGAAGCAAGGTCTTGCCGAAGGTCAGTACGGCATGAAGAACGTGGGCGAGTTTGTCGCAGAGGCATTCACGAACCCAGAGTTCCAGAAGATCCTCAAGTCCATGAAAGCCCCCGAGGGCAATCTGTGGAAGCGGTTTGTCGCTCTGGTCCGCCGAATCCTTGGGATGTCCGATGGATCTCAAGACATGCTGACCGCCGCACTGGAAGTCGGTGCAAGGGTCATGCGCGAGAACATGCCGCTTCGTGCTGCACGGAGTTTCAGGGCAGAGGATGGGCCGGCGTTTGCTGGTAGCATGAACGCCATGCCGGAGAACCAAGCGCCCGGCCCAAAAGGTGACGCGCAGCAGGGCGCAGACAAGGGTAATGCCGTCGCCGATGGTTTTGTCCGCCTGTACCACGGTGGCGGTCAAGGCGTGACTGAGATTCTTGAGGGTGGATCTTTCAACCGGTTTGACGGACTCTTCGCCTCAGGTTCACGCAAATCTGCTATGAGCCACGGCATCGGTTCCATGTACTACATGGACATTCCAGAGGACAGGATGCTGACACAGCGCATGCTGGACTATGAGATTGACAACGACAAGGTGTCGCAGGCGCTTCGCAGTGAAATGCATTGGTTGGATGACGCAGATTTCGATATTGCGTATGAGGCAGTTATTGAAGACCGTCACAACCAAATGGATGAGGATTCGTTGATCCGAGTCTTTCGTGAGGATGACTTCGGGAGCGCAAGTTGGGAGGCTCAGCGAATCCGTGGGCGCGTTGCAAAAGCTCTGGGATACTTGGCGGTTGAAATGAAAGACGAGCACGGCACCAGCTATCTCGTTCTTCCTGGTGTGAAAGTCAACCCGCTGAATGACCAATCCGCGCCGGATACTGACGGCGCAGATGATGCTTTCTTCGGTATCGCAGACGCATCCCCCAACAACGCACGGGAGGCGGTGAAGCAGTTTGACCTGAAGCAGATGCCCCGCAACACATGGGGCCACTATCGCGGAATGCTGATGCAGGCGCTGGGCCGCCGCCAGATCGTTGATCTGTACCGCGAGGAACTTCCTCAACTGGTTGAGTACGACCGTCTGGTTCAGCAGATGGACGCGGAAAAGAACGACACCGGAGCCGAGGCCGACAAACTGGCGACCGAGTGGGGCAAACTGGACCGCGTGACCAAGAAGGAAGGCGAAGAACGCCGCCTGGCTGAACTGATGCACGATGCCACGCTAGCGCAGATCGACCCTGAGAAGGAGTTTGTTGCTGGTGACAACCGTCTGAAGTACGGTGAACTGAAGGCCCGTTTTGACAGCCTGACGCCAGAAGCACAGACGATCTACCGTCAGACGCGGGATATGTACTCGGACCACTACAACAAGGTTCGGGAGGCCATCAAAGACCGCATCGAGCGCAGCGAGTTGTCCGCCAGCCGCAAGAAGGAAATGATGGCGAAGATGGACGACGACTTTTTCAAGAAGGTCAAAGGCGTCTACTTCCCGCTGGCCCGCTTCGGCAACTATGTGATGGTCACAAAGGATGCAGCCGGTGACGTGGTGAACGTGACCCGTGCTGAAACCCTTAACGAAGCGCAAGAGGCCCGCCGTCAGATCATGTCAGCCTTCCCGAAAGAGCAGGGCTACACGACGACCAAGGTCATGAAAGACGCTGAATTCAACCCTGGCCGTGATGCTGTGGGTAAGGGGTTCATGGCCGACCTGTTCGAGACGCTGGACAAGCAGGGCGTTGATGAGGCGCTGCGCGACTCGGTGTCGCAACTCTACCTGTCCTCTCTGCCTGATCTGTCTTGGGCCAAGCACGGCATCCACCGCAAGGGGACTCCAGGCTTCAGCCAAGACGCCCGCCGAGCCTTTGCCCAAAATATGTTCCATGGTGCCCGGTATCTCGCCAAGCTGCGATATGCCGACCAGATGCAGACTCAACTCGATGAGATGCAGGATCACATCAAGGCGTATTCTGGTGTGGAGGAATACGACGGGGTGCAGGCCCAGCAAGTCGTGGACGAGATGGTCAAGCGCCACGACTTCATGATGAATCCGAAGGTCAGCCCTGTGTCCACAGCACTGACAAGCATTGGCTTCGTGTTCCACCTTGGACTGTCTCCGGCATCGGCAATGGTCAACCTGAGTCAGACCGCTCTGGTGGCCTACCCGATCATGGGTGCGAAGTGGGGTTTTACTCGCGCATCGACTGCGCTGCTGAAGGCTTCGCGTGAAGTGGTGCAAGCCAAGAACGACTTGAGCAAGGCGCTCAAGGGTGATGAGCTGGACGCCTTCAACAAGGCTGTGAAGGATGGAACCATCGACGTGACGATGGCGCACGACCTAGCGGGAATCTCGCAGGGTGAGGATCAAAAGGTGGTGTGGGCCATGCGTCCGGTGATGCGGGCAGCGTCGTTCATGTTCCACCATGCCGAGCGATTCAACCGCCAAGCCACGTTCATGGCTGCATATCGTCTGTCCAAGGAGTCCGGGAAGTCTCCAGAGGTGGCCTATGAGGAAGCCAAGAAGGCCACTTACGACGGGCACTATGACTATGCGGCATCGAACCGTCCGCGCTTGATGCAGGGCAACTGGCAGAAGGTGATCTTCCTGTTCAAGCAGTACGCCCAGAACATGATTTACACCCTGTCTCGCAATGCTTACCTGAGCGTGAAGGGGCTTGATCCAGCGCAGCGCAGTGAGGCCCGCAAGGCGCTGGCCGGTATCCTATCCGCTCACGCCGCTGCTGCTGGTGTGCTTGGTCTTCCGCTGGTTGGTCCTCTACTGGCTGCTGCCTCGTTCATCGGTGGTGATGATGACGAGCCGTGGGACGCCGAGGTGGCGATGCAGAACATGATGGCCGAAGCCTTCGGTCCCAAAGCCGCCGAAGTGATCGCCCGTGGTTTCTCCCGCCTAACACCGTTCGACCTGTCTGGCCGCGTGGCTCTGAACAAGCTGATCCTGCCCGACGTGTACGAGGGTCTTGAGGGTCAGCAGTGGGCCGAATCGTTCCTGGCTGGTGCCGCTGGCCCGGTGGCTGGCATCTTCACAGGCATGATTAAGGGTCTTCAGAAGATTATGGATGGCGACTATCAGCGAGGCCTTGAGGACATGATGCCTGCCGCGTTGCGTGGTCCTCTCAAGGCGCTGCGCTACGGATCTGAAGGTGCGGTAGACAAGTCTGGTGTCGTGATCCTTGATGAAGTCGGCCCTGCTGGCGTGGCATCACAAGCCCTTGGTTTCTCCCCGTCCAATGTCCGCCGATCCACTGAGCGCAAGGGAGCCATAATGGACTACGACCGCGCACTGGCCGACCGCAGGTCTACCCTGATGCGTCAATGGTCTGAAGCCCGAATGACGGGGGATGATGATGGTGTGCGCGATGTGATGGAAGAAATCCGGGCCTTCAACCAGAAGAACCCACGTCGAGCCATCACGCCGCCGAACCTGCTGCAAAGCTACCGCGCCCGGATGAAGCGGATCAACGAGGCAGACGAAGGTGTCTACCTGCCGAAGAACCGCAGGGATGCGATGGATCAGGTGAGATTCTGATGGTAGAATAGATCCGCTATGAGGCCGAAAGGCTGGGATTGACCAACACGCAAACGTCCTTGAGGCGGCACCCGCAGGAGACGGTTAAAGCATCCTGCTCATAGCATCATCGGTTCTGCGTCTTTCAACGTGTAGTAGCGTGGCTTTTGTTGATTGCGTCCAGAAGGACATGGAACTGATGGTCAAGCTCATATCCTTTTTCGTCACCCAAGCCAAACGCCAAAGAAACCCACCCGCAGTAGCTGGTATGAGCACAGACAGCAACCACAAGCCCGCACACGCGGGCTTTTTCATTTCCGCTTGATCCCCTGTAGGGTTTGATGCCGTTGTGATAGGGCGGGAAACTGCCCTGCATCATGGCAAAGCCGTTCAAGCACAACATCACGATCATCCAAGGGGCGACCCTTCGGGATGTGACCACATGGAAAGCCGGGACACCGGCTGTTCCTGTTGATCTGACCGGTTGCACCGCACGGATGCAGGTTCGCGCCAAGATTGACAGCGCCGACACCCTTCTGAACCTGACAACCGAGAACGGCGGGATCATCCTTGGCGGCACTGCCGGGACTGTCACGGTGTTCCTGTCTGCCACGGCCACCGCTGCGCTGACGTGGAAGTCTGGGGTCTACGACCTTGAGGTGCAGTTTGGCAATGGTGATGTGCGCCGACTTCTGGCCGGATCTGTTGCTGTGTCTCCAGAGGTGACGCGAACATGACCCAAGAGGTTCTTGTTGTCTCCGACACCGAGTTGTTAGTTCAGCAACTCGGAAATGACGCGCTGGTCGAGCAAGTCACGAACCAAGAAGTCATTGAAGCCGCCATGCAGGGTCCGCCCGGAGCGTCGTGGCCGGAGCCATTCGCTTTGGCTGCAAGGTTCAGCGAGATTGCAGCCGATCCGGTGGCAAAAGCCCAAGCACGAACCAATCTTGACCTGCAAGACATCGACTGCGGGACATTCAACTGAAGGAGTAGGCCATGCCTCGTATCCAACTCAAGCGCGGCCTCAAGGCCAATCTGCCCACCTCGGGAATGCTGGCCGGTGAGCCACTTGTCACCACTGATCGCGGCACGCTGCACCTTGCCACCGATCCGACGACCAAGCTGCCGGTGGTCCCCGCCATCGACGACCTGACCACGCTGGCGAGCATCAATGGTGCGGCGGACTTGTTGATCGTCCACGATGCCGACGGCGTTGGCCAGAAGGAAAAGAAGATCACCTTCGACGCCTTCAAGGCCGCGCTGAACATCCCTACCGCCTCCACCGACGAGAGGGTGGCGGTTGTCTCCGGTGGCACGGCTGGTTACATCTGGGGCACGGACGGCACCAACGGCGTGATTCGCATGAACTCGTCAATGTCGTGGACCAAGGACGCTGGCAACGGGTTCGTCACCCTGGCTGTCGGTGACGTGGATTGCGGGACGTTCTAAGTCATGCCGAACATCCAGCACAAACGCGGTACGCGGGCGGCGCTGGATGCGCTCGCGGCAAGTAGCGGACTTGTTCCGTGGCAGGTGTACGCCATCTCGGATGAAAGTCGGCTCGCACTTGCGCTGACGGCATCGACGTACCAGACCTTCCTCAAGACTGGCGAAGCCGGCGGCGGTGGCGGTGGGGCTGGTTATTACGTCGGCCCGACCGCGCCAGATCCTGGCGTGTACCCGCTGTGGTTCAACACGACAGCAGGGGCATTCCTTGTCTATGTGAGTGGTGCATGGGTTGAGCCTGGCGCTACGCTTGACCCGGATGACTTTGTGCCGCGAGCCGGAAGCGTCACGATGACCGGCCCCCTGTCTGTTCCTGCTGGTGCGTCAGGTGCGCAAGTTCCGCAGGCGCAGGAAATTGGCACGTTGGCAGATGCGCAGCTCACGACTCATTACAAGCGGTCGAACATTCTCGGCGCGGTTTCTCAGTCTGGTGGTGTGCCAACTGGAGCGGTCATCGAAAATGGATCAAACGCCAATGGTAGCTATGTGCGCTTTGCAGATGGCACGCAAGTTTGTTGGCACTCTGTTACTACGTCCGCCACAGCTTCTGTTGGTTGGACATTTCCTGCCCAGTTTACTGGGGCGGCACCGGCGATTGCTTTTATGGGCGCGTCCGCTGCTGTGCCGGTAATCACGACACTTAACAACCTATCAACAGTGTCAGTCGAGTTGCATGGCTGGGCTGTTAGCGGCGGCAGGCAGGCTGCTTCCAATCTAGTTATGGCTATCGGGAGGTGGTTCTGATGAAATTGATTTTCAACCCGCAGCGATCTGACGCAACGCTCGCCATTTCCGTATCTGGCGAAACCGTCATCATCAACGGGATTGCATACGACCTGTCGCCGCTGAGTGAGGGCCAATCAATCTCGTTCGGCGCAGGATCGGCAAAGAGGGACAACGGCATTACGGTTTCTCTGCCGCTGCCGTATCCGCAGAATCCAGACATCGACCCGATGCAGGTTTATGAAGTCGAAGCCGTCGATGGCTCTGTTGCTGTGCCTGGACACGATGCAGAGCAGCCAGCTAATATTGTGGCCGGTATAATCGACTGGCCTGCACCTGTGTCGATTGAATCCCGCCGCGCTGCTGTGTGGGAGCAAGTCAAGACCGAACGCAAGCGCCGCACCGAGGGTGGGGTGCTGGTAGACACCCACTGGTTCCAGACCGACCCGGATTCCCGCATCCAGTTCCTGCGGTTGGACCAGAAAGCCTCCGCAGCTCTGGCCGCCGGTGGCCAGCCAACCGACCTACTCACCGTGGCTGGACAGGGCATCTACTGGAAGACCTATGACAACGGGTTGGTGCCCATGACGGTCGCGCTGGCGCAAGGAATCGCGCTGGCTGTCGGGGTGCTGGATGCTCTGGCGTTTGCCAGAGGAGAACAGCTTCGCGCTCAGATTGAAGTGTCCAACGACCCCGAGTCCATCGACATCACCACCGGCTGGCCGCCGATCTTTTGGGTCTGACACATGCCATTCAATCCGAACCCCACTCCAACAGTAGACGAGGACTACGTTTGCCCCTGTAGAACCTTTCGGTTCAATGGGAGGACGTTGGCGGTCAACGCTCAAGCGGTGGAATGGATCTGCTTGGGAAGTGTGTGAGGTAGATCATGCCCATCGACTTCCCTGGCACCCCGACAGTAGGACAACCCTACGAGTACAACGGCAAGACCTACAAATACAAGGCTGCCGGGTACTGGACAGCCTTTGACTACCGTGATCCGGATGCTTTCAAAAACCCATTCATCCGTAACGAAATCATATGGGTCTACCTGATTCCCGGCGCTCACGTTGTCCCAGGCAAAGCCACAGAAATCACATACGTCTAAGGATTTGAAATGCCATCCAGTACGCTCACATGGTCGGTGCCATACAAAGGGACTGCACCTGCCGCTGTCTCTACTGCAAACACATGGACGAAGCTCGTTGAGACGCTTCAAGCTGCCGACGATGCCGCTGACTTTCCTTGGGTGGTCTGTTCCTCTGACACATCCAGCGCATCGACACAGTACATCACGCTCAAGCCAAAGAGCGGCGGTGATGGCCGAATCTTGTTCCTCTACGCAGTCACGACTACTGACGGAGCTTGGAACACCACCATCCAGTACAACGCAACGTCCCCAAGCGGCTCCATCTTCTCTGTCTATATTGCCGGTGCGACTACGGACACACCAACGAACCTTCGTGGCGGAAGCAGTTCTCCCATTTTCACAGGCCAAATTAACCTACAGACAACACCTGTCTCACCACCTTGCACGATAACCATAGGAACAACTGGCGCTTGGGAGGTGATCGCAAACGCAGATGCAGTAGTTGCCTATCAGATTCCTACAAATGACTCATCTGGCTTAAGTCAGCCAGTGCTCGGGGCCGGGGGACTACTTGTCGATTTCTCTGACGAGGCACACAACGCCTCCGTCCACCTGTCAAACATCACAAATTGGGCTCCTTCGTCAACCGTCGGATCTGCTCAAGGTTTCCATCACCGACACACTGAAAACGGGACGGTCGAGCATTGGGGTCTGGCGTACACATGGGAATCTTCGCTTCAGCAAGCCAGGGGCAGGGATAATGCCAACAAGAAAGTGTACTTCTGCCGCCAGCAACTTGGCTCCTATCAGGCGGTGACAAACGCTGAGACATACCGATATGAGTTGCGCCAGATCGGTTTCGGAGTCACCCCTTTGGTATCCCGTGAGGTCTTGTCCAATGGGGCGACGGTCTATGCGCGCCCGATGGGTGGCGGTACCGCCCTGACGTGGTGGGCCTGCAATTTCAAGCTGAACGTCTAACCCCTGTAGGGTTTCCATGAATCCCATGTTCCCGCGACGATTGCCGGGACATGAAGATCGAGCGATTCACTGGCATCAACAACCGCCAGCCGGTTGACCGCATCCAGCCTACGGATGCGGGTATGCCTGTGCGCGATGCGGTGAATGTGGATCTGTCGGCTTCTGGCACCCTTCAGCACCGGCCTGGGTTTGAACGGGTGTTGGCGATGACCAACTGTCGGGCCTTTCATCAGACCAAGGCAGGGGCGCTTTTTGCTTCCGAGAACCGTCTGTACCTTTTCGATGGTCAAGATGCTTCCGAGTTGGCGACGCTGGCATCGCCGCATGTCCGGGTGGCCTACACGGAATCCCCTCTGGGGACAATCTGGTCGGATGGTTTCACACTCAATGTTGCAGGAACCGCATCGGCCCGATTGACCCCGGCCAAGCCAAACCCTGAGCCTGTGCCTTCTGGAGTTGCTGGCGGATCTCTGGTTGCAGGATCTTACGGGCTTGTGTTCGCAACGCTGCGCTCGGATGGGCAGCAGTCCGCCCCGACTGTTCCTGTGTTCGTCAGTGTTCCGGCAAATGGGGCAATCAGGGTTGACGCTTCAGGTCACGCCCAGCGAATCATCGTGTTTGTCACGGCAGTGGATGGCGCGGTGTTCTACCGCGAAGCTGTCATTGAAGTCGGTCAAACCTCTTTGACTATCCCCATCCTGGCAAGCGCCGGTCAGTCCTTGCAGCGAGACATCATCAGCGATCTTCCTCCGGGCCGGATGCTTGCGATGCACAACGGCAGGCTTTTGTCTGTTGATGGTGCATTCCTGTTCTACAGCTTGTCGTGGGCACTTGGACTGTACCGACCGGCCTACGACTTCATCGCAATGGACGAGGACATCACTCTGGTTCATCCGGTGGAGGGTGGCGTCTATCTGGCAACCACGTCAGCCACCTACTTCCTGGCAGGCGGGGACATCAGCAAGGCCGACTTGAGAAGGATTGCGGCATACGGCGCGATCAAGGGCACGTCGGCAGATATGCCAAACAGTCTTGATCCGATGTGGCACACCCCGCGAGGCCCGGTATCCGCCAGTCAAGACGGCAGCCTGACCTTGCTTCAAGACACGCAGATTGCCTACCCAAGCGCAGATGCGGGGGCCTCCATCGTGCGCGAATCCAACGGGCTTCGCCAGTTCATCACATCACTTTCACAGGCGCAGCCATCTGGCGGCGCTGTTTTCGGCTCCTACATGGATGCCCGAGTCATCACAGGAGCATGACGCCATGAGCAAAGCAACGATGGGGTTCATCTACACGGTCAAAGAGTTCGACCCCTCCGGGAGTCTGGTTAGTGTCACTGAGCACCACAACCTGATTCCGATTGAAGGTCTGAACCACATCATCGAGGTGGCGCTGAAGAACGGGACACCGTTCGCCAACCTCTATGTTGGTCTGTACGAGGGCGACTACACCCCGACCCCAAACGACACGATGGCTGCATTCCCGACGGCTGCAACCGAGTTGACGGCCTACACCTCGACGACCCGGCCTGCACTGGTGCTGGGGTCTGTCGCCAGCGGCCAGGTGTCCAACACCGGCACCGAAGTCGAGTTCGTCGGCAACACCAACGGCAAACAGGCGCGTGGTGGCTTTGTCTGCGCCAGCCCGACCAAAGGCTCGACCACCGGCCCGCTGTTGTCGGCAGTCAAGTTCCCATCCCCCAAGGCACTGGACAGCGGCGGCAAGCTGGAAGTGACCGTTGTCTTTGCTGCCGCCTCTGTCTGATAGGAGATCAACATGGCATTCAAATTTTCGACCGGTCTGCGCAATGGGATGCTGGGCGCATCTGGCTTCAAGGCGCTGATGGATGGATTCCGCATCGGTATCTACGCGGGCACTGAACCGGCTACGGCTGACGCTGCGCTGGGTGGCGCGACCCTTTTATGCGAACTGACTGTAAGCGGCGACGGCATCACAAACCTGAACTTTGGCTCCCCGGCTGGGGCCATTATCAGTAAAGCTGCTGGCGAAGTCTGGTCTGGCACAGCCGTTGCAACGGGTGATGCCACATTCTTCCGTGCCGTCAAGACCACCGACACCGGGGCATCTTCCACGACGGACCTTCGCATTCAGGGCACAGTTGGTGAGCTTGGCGCTGACATGAACCTGAGCGATGCCACGTTCACCAGCGGCACACCCTTCACGCTCAACTACTTCAGCGTGGCACTGCCCACGGCTTGAGCATGGCCCAGCGCATTGGTGTCCGGCTCAACCCGACATCCGGCACCGTTACGCTTGGGGTGCCTCTGGATGCCAATGGCTACGGGCCGACGCTCGACGGTGACACACCCTACGAGTATGTTTCGCCTGATGTGGATAACGCAGGCGGCGGTACGCTCAGTTTCTTTGGCCCCGGTGGCGCTCGGTACGGACTGAGGAAATCCGTCTCTGCCGGGTCGCCTTGGACGATCTGGTTTGATCCGGTCCCAGGAGAGTACACCGGGTTTGTCATCAGTGAATTGGACACAGATGCAGCCCTGACTACCGTCCGAATGCGGGTGATCGTCGAGACGGACGGCGTGGAGAGCGAGGTGATTGATGTAACCGCCGCCTCAACTGAGGGCGCTTTGAGTACGACCTACGCCTTTATGTCTGGTGCAGCAAGTTTCACCATCGGCGGGACTCCACCAGGCTACACCGATTTCTGGACCGGCTTCGTCAAGACCCGTGAGAACCAGCCGTGACCATCAAGTACCCACGACTGCCCACCGGCCCAAGCGCCCCAGGTGCTGCGGGCGTTCGTGCGCTTCAGCGAACTGGCGGTGACTGGCAGACCAAACGCCCGGACGCCAACACCGTCAGTCGGCAGCAGGGCGAGTTTCAGCGCGTCATCGTCCAGCAGGACGGGTGGGTTTCGTGCGGGAAGGTTGAGCGCCGGTCGCTGACTGCCCTTCAGTTCATCACACCGTCTTGGAGACTCACGGGCGGGACTGATGGCGTCAAGAACCGGCGAGGCCCGAACGAATTTGCCGACCTGAGCATCGAGACTGAGCAGCAACGGGCGGTTGCCGAGGTGCCTATTGGATACCTTGGTGATGGCAAGGTGTTCAAGCTGGAGTACGACGGGGCCATGATGCCGGGAAGCACGACCACGGCCAATCTCCGACTCAAGGGGTCTTACCTTCCGTATGGATCGGGGAAGCTGGTGGCGAGTGTCCTGGCGAACGATCTGCCCGAGTTCATCCCCGGAGCGAAGGCTGGTGGAAAGTGGTTCGGCGGTGTCGCGCACGACATGCTGTCGCCATCCGCATCGAACGGCTACTACACCGGGTTCCAGATGGGCGGCGACGCATGGCGGGCAGAACTCCCAGCCAAGTCGTCCGGGTCTTTGATGCCATTGACCCGCCGCCCTGCGATCCATCGCGTCTCCCCTCTGGAGTTGATTGGATTCGTTCCTGGCTATCAGTCTTCTGTCAGTGGCCCGCGTGGATCTCAACTGGTCTACAGCGCGGACAACGGACAGAGTTGGGTCTACGCCTACGACGGAAGCACAATCCTGACCGACCGGGATGACTACTCCCCGAGCGACCCCTACGCATGGGATTCCGATGCATCGGTTTCGGAGTTGCGCGACCGGTTTCTGGTCACTCGTATGCCCAGCGGGATCGTCATCGCGGCGGTAGGCGAGGGGGCTTACACGCCAACGGCGATTGCCAGCCAGATGAGGATCTACCAGCTTGGCGAGGCAACCACAACTCTGCTGGCCCAAGAAATCCTAATCGGCCCTGTCGGCCAGTACAGCACCGTCTTCAAGCATGGTGGGCACCACCACGGTAGGCCGTTCATGCAGTTTGTCCATGAGGACACCAGCACACACTACCTCTGGTTTGTGAAGCCGGATTGCACTGGTGCAGATGCCTTTCCGATGCCTCAGCCTTCGCACTGGACAGGCCGCGCCCGTGCGCTGGACGACAAGACTATCCAGTGCCCGATGTACTACCAATCCACCGACAGCGACCCGGCTGGCTACTACGTCTGCACCAGCGAGGACTTCGGGCAGACGTGGGAGAAGATCCGGCTCATCAAGGAGGATGCTGCCGCACCGGAGCCGATCCTTCTGTTTGGCTACAAGGTGAACCACTTGCTCCAAGCCTACGCAGACGCATTCCTTCCGCGCCGCTATGGCATCGCTGCGGACACCTACCCTGGTGCCCCGTGGATTGGCGACCTGACCAAAAACAAACCGTGGGAGTGACCGATGTCCTTCACCATCAATCAGCTCGCCAAAGAGATCAAACGCACCTACGTTCCCGCGCAGGCGGGATTCCCCGGAGATCCGGGCCAGCCATACCAGCCCGCCAGGTGGGCAAAGATCCGGGTCCGTGAGTGCGGCTATTCGTACACCTCGACGCTGGGCGAGGCGGGGTCCAGTGTCGGCGGTATCGGTGGTTCTGGCGGGACGACAGGCACCGGATATGGTCCGACCACCTACGGATGCAAGACTGTCACCCGAACCGTCTTTATTCCTGAGCAACCAGAGCGTCCGGCTATCCCGCCGCGCAAGCCGACCAAAGAACAGACTCTGCTGGATTACCAGATCGGTTGGAATGCCAAGGGTCATTCGGTCGAAGCAGTGTCCGGCAACGGGGCATTCAAGTTCAGGGTGCCGCGCAGCACGACCGGGGCGGTGGTCGGGATGTCCAAGTCTCCGCGAGACGCTGGCTACAACGATATCGCCTACGGGTTCTTCGTGCAGTCTGGCGTGGTCAGCGTGATCGAAAGCGGCCAAGTGGTCGGGAACTTCGGCGCTCACCCGAACGCGACACTGAAGATTACCCGCCTCGACGGGCAGATCCTGTACGACATCAACGGCTCAGTGGTCAGGACGCGACGAAACGACCCGGCCCCGCTGTTCCTCTCCGCTTCTCTCTATACCGGTGGCGACTCGGTTGACGATGCTGAGTTGCTTGGCGTGGCGGCGGCACTAGGGTCGTTCCTACCGATGGCAGGCCATGCTGGCGATGCGCTTCCGTCTCAGGCGGTCGGCTCGTTCTCGGCTATGACCGGTGAAGCGGGGTCTTACGCGACGGGCGTTGCAGTCGGTTCGTTTCCTGCCATGGTCGGTGTGGCCGCTGACGCTTCAGGCTACGCTACGGCGTCTGGTTCATCTGCCCCCATGAGCGGCGAGGCTGGAGCCTATGCATTGGTCCCGACATACGCCTTCGCTGACGGCGAAATGATGCCGATGACCGGAGCTGCGCAAGGTGTCATGCACATCGTCGGTGAGGCCGAGGGAGAATTCTCTGCGCTGATCGGGCTGTCTTCGCAGACCTTCTACGCTCAGGCGGTCGGCTCGTTCGTCCCGATGGCCGGGGCTGCCGATGCGACAGAGGGGCCGAATCAGGCGCTGATCTTCAGTGCGATGGAGCCGGTCGATACCGTTACGGCCACTTCGACGCTGTTCGCCTTGATCGACAGCGAGATGAACATCGTTGGGCTGTTCACGGTCACATCGACCGCCACGGCGCAACTTCTGTCGTCTCTGAACCTGTCCGACGACTACGCGCTGGCCCAGACGCTACGCGCCGCCATCGAGAGCTGGATGGAGGCCAACGCCAACGCATTCGACCCGAGCGCATCGGTTGTTCGTGATGTCTGGGTCTACCACATGGACGCCAACGGATCGACCCGGTATGAGGGCTATGACTTCGACGGGTTCGCCAAGATCAACGATGCCTACTACGGCATCAAGTCGGACGGCATCTACCGACTGGAAGGGCCGGATGACAACGGTACGCAGGTTCCCGCTCGTGTGAACTTCGGTAATCTGAGCTTCGGCACGATGGCCCGAAAGGCGCTGCCCTACGTCTATGTCGGCATGTCGTCCAGCGGAGACACCTATCTGAAGGTGACGGCAGACGGCCAGACCTACACCTACCGGGTGCGGGACAACACCGAGCTGATGAAGGCCCACCGTTACGAGCTTGGCCGAGGACTTCGCGCATCGTTCTACGACATCGAGCTGGTGGCAGACGGGACTGTCTTCGACCTGCACAACATCGAATTCCAACCCATTGAACTGAATCGGAGGCTGTAGTAATGGCTGTTGTCGATACCATCATCAATCACGCCATCGGCGTTGCCAACCTCAAGGCCGCGCAGTCCGAAGCCTACGGCGGGCAAGCCTTCCTGGCCGCCACTGGCGGGCACCAGTACAGTTTCAAGACACCGGACAAGGAGTCCGCAAAGGAGCCGAGTGTCTACGTTCCGAACAGGGCCTCCGGTCTGGACCAAGCCCTGTGGAATTCCACCTACGACCGGATCATTGACGACCTGTCGGACAAGTTCGCCAACTTCTTCGTGGAGTTCTTCCCCATTGACGCCGATCTCATGCAGGCGGTCGAGGACTGGTTGACCAAAGCCATCACCCAGGGTGGGACCGGCATCAATTCGACGGTGGAGGCGCGGATCTGGCAACGTGACCGTGATCGAATCAGTGCCGAGGCCGCAGCCGCGACCGACGAGGCGCTGGCCGCATGGGCTGCGCGTGGTTTTCCTCTGCCGCCTGGCGCTGCAAACGCCACGGTGCAGGCCATTGCAGCCAAGCGGGCAACGGATGTGGCCGCTGTGTCCCGCGACGCTGCCATCAAAGCCTTTGAAACTGAGATCGAGAATGTCCGGTTCGCCATCACATCGGCCATTGATTACCGCAAGTCCGCCCTGGCCGCTGCCGGTGACTACCTCCGCGCTCTGGCCTTGGGTCCGCAGCTTGCCACCCAGCTTGCCACGTCGTCCAGCGACGCTCAGGCCCGTCTGATCTCTGCCGTAACCGGCCTCTACAACGCACGAATCAGTGCCGCCGAGCTGGCGCAGCGTCGAGGCATTGCCATCATGGACGCCGAGCTTCGCCAGACCATCGCGGCAGGCGACAACAAGGTGCGATACACGGACATGAAGGTTCGCGCTGCACTGGAGACGATGCAATCGCTGGGTCAGCAAGCTGCCGCAGCACTGAACGGCATCAATGCCACCAGCCAGTTGATCGAGTCGGCAGGCTAACCCCTGTAGGGTTTCGCTCTATCCCACAAGGGTGGGAAAGTCGCGCTCATGTGTACGCTTGTGAGCGCGGCTTTGCTGCACCCTTCTGATGAAACTCGCCCTCCGCACCAAGCCAGCGTCTAACGCCTGGAATCACCGCTTTGCGAATTGGATCATCAAGGCGCGGCTGGTGACGCGCTACTCGCATTCCGGGATTGTGATCGGCTCCACGCTGTATCACTCGACGGCAACTGAGGGCGTCGTCAAGACAGACGACTGGACGCCTGAAAACTGGGTGTTGATCGACGTAGGCGGCAATGACGAAAAGGCGCTTGCGATCTTCAATTCGCTGGAAGGCGGGCGTTACGACTGGTTCTCGCTCCTTGCCTTTGTCGGCATCAAGGCGCGGGACTCGAAGGCTTCGTACTGCTACGAATTGAGCAAACACATGATGACGTACAAGCACCCGACAGAGCGCGTGACGCCTGAAGACCTGCTGATGCTGGCGATTGATATGAAGGGCCGATGATGACGCTGTGGCGGAAGATTGTTTTTGCCGTTGGGCTTGCATTTACGGGCAAGAACGCCGCCGCCACTGTCGCCACGATTGGGGCTGCTGGGGTGACGGCTATTCAGGTCGGATCTGACCCGGTGCCGTGGCTGCTGGGGGCATTTGGCGCGACGGTGGTGTATGCCTACCGCAAGCCAAGCACCAGGGCAAAGGCTCTGGCGAATGGCGGCATCAGTGTCGTGCTGGGCGGCATCGGTGCGCCGTGGGCTGCATCTCTGTTTGGTCACTACCTTGGGGCTGTGTGGGCGAATGACTATGTGATGGCGTTTCTCATGTCCGCCGCTTGGCCGTGGCTGGCTCCCATCGCCCTGAACATCGCGCAGAAGCGCGGCGAAAGGATTGCAGATGGACGCTGAAGTTTTGATATGGCTGGCCCGTGGGTATCTGGTGGTGTCCGGGCTGGTGATCGCTGGGCATTTCCATTGCGCCGCCAACTTCCTGACCGAGGCTCCGCACTACGTCAAAGCCATCATCATGCCCGGTGTCGTGGCTTGCGGTGTCGGCATGGCCGTGTCGGGCTTCTGGGGGTACATGGAGTTCGGCGCGATCTGCGGTGCGCTTGCTGCCGGGTTCATGGCCGCGCTCAATATGGTGGCATGGGGGACTGGCCTCTACATCAGTTCACAGATTTCGCTTGCGTACAAGATCAAGCGCGACACAAAGAAGTGGCTGATGGAGTTTGAGACTCACGCATCAGAGATGGCGTCATATCTCAAGCGTGACCAGCGGGACAAGGCGCATCATGACCTTTGACCAATGTTTCCACCTGTTGCTAGGCCATGAGGGCGGTTTCGTCGATCACCCATCCGATCCGGGCGGCGCTACCCGCTGGGGCGTGACTCAAGCTGTGGCCCGCCAGAACGGCTATCACGGCCACATGAGCGAGTTCCCTGTAGAGCAAGCGAAAGCGATCTATCGCCGCCAGTATTGGGACGCCTGCCGATGCGATGACCTGCCGCATGCCATTCGCTACGCCGTGTTTGATGGCGCGGTCAACTCTGGTGTTGGTCAGTCTGTTCGGTGGCTGCAACGTGCTGTCGAGGCGAAGGCGGACGGGGTTGTCGGACCTGACACGATCTCACGCGCTCGGGCATTCCATCCCGATCTTCTGTCGCGCCGTATGCTTTCTCAGCGGCTGCGATTCATGACCGACCTCAAGACGTGGCCTGTGTTCGGCAGGGGCTGGGCGCGGCGTGTTGCTGACTTACTGGAGACATGAGCATGGAACGTGAATCAACGTGGCTTCTGATCGGCTTGGGAGGCGCTGCTGTCTTCATGGCCGCTTGTGCTCTGGCCGGTGGAGTGGCGCTTGGTCTTCTGGTGTGGGGTGCGTGGTGAAAGAGATCGCAATCTACCTGCCGTGGCTACTGTCGGCCATCACCATCTGGATGACCTTGCTGGCCGGGAACAAACACCCGAAGGCATGGCTTGTCGGACTGGTCAATCAGGCGCTGTGGCTTATCTGGATCGTGGCGTCTGGCACTTGGGGAATGCTGCCCATGAATCTGGCGCTGTGGGCTGTCTACGGACGAAACCATCTGAAGTGGGCTAAGACATGAAGCCGATCCTTGACCTTCTTGACCTACTGCCGGGATGGTGCTGGTCCTTGATCTGCGCAGGCGCTCTCGCATGGGGTGGCGCTCAAACGTGGCGGGTGCATTCGCTCAAGTCCGACATTTCCCGCATGAAGCAAGCGCAGGCAGAGGCGGAATCCGACCGACTGCGCGAAGCGAACCGAGAAATCACCCGACTCGTCGGCATTACCAACAACCTGAACGAGGCATACCGTGACCAGATTGCCATCATCGATGTTCTTGAGCGCCGCGCTGATGCTGCCGGGGTGCGCGTTACAAAAGCCGAGCGAGACACCGCCATTGCCCGTGGCAGTTGCGAAGCCGTCAGTCGTTATGCCGTCACCGCCGGAGACGTATATCAAGCGTGTCGAGACGAATATCGAAGTCTGGGATACGAAGCTGCGCGAGGCTCTGCCACCGCCCACACCCTCAAGCAATGGGCCGACGAAGTAGGCGGTCCATCTGCCCCAACACCCCCAACCCCTCCTAGCCAACCGTGAAGGAAGCCGCTATGCGTACCTTGATTGCACTCATGTTGACCGCGTTTCTTGCGGCCTGTGGAACCGATGGCGGCGTCACCGTCAAGTTTGAAGACGCCAAAGACCCAAACCGGGTAACGTCGATGACCGGGCTGAAGTCCCGCGATGCCGCAAACGTGGCGAACCAGTCGAACTACTACAGCGCCCAAGTGAAGAAGCCACAAAAAGCAATCGTCAGCATCAAGGCTCACGAAGGGCAGTCCATCACTTTTTCTGGTGTGAAGGAGTTCACCGTGTGGGCTCCATCCACTGAGGATGACAAGCTGGCGACCCCTCAACTGGCCCCGACCGAGTTTGCTGAGAACGTCACAGCCTTGGGTAATGCAACAAGCAAGGTCATCGGCGCGGCCACGCCCGTGGTCGGCATCAACGAAGGCGCGAAGACCATTCGCAACGGCCAAAACACCGCACTCCAGTCTCAGCAGATCAACGCCACGTCGAATGCCGCCATCGCATCGCAAGGCATCGAAGCCGCCAGCAAGCCGCCTGTGATCGTCAACTCCATGCCTACCGGGTCAAGCGTCATCTACCCGTTCCCGGAGTAAGGCGCTACACTGTCCCTGACGGCACTCTCCCCCAACGATGCCGCCGTCACTGAGGCCCCGTCTTGTGCGGGGCTTCTTTTATAGAAATCCCGCTAGGAAACTGCCGCGTTCAGGCGGCAGAGGAATGGCGGCCCTGCACTGCATGGCTGTCCCGTCCTCCTGCCAAATGTCATCGCACGCCTTCGCCGCTTCCTCAAGCACCAGGGCCGCGAAGCGTTCAAGTTTTGCCGTGGAGTCAATGCCGATCAGCGCGTCAATGCCAACGCGGAATTCTTTCTTGCGCTCGTGGACTTCAAACCCCGCCTCTCTCGCCAGCTTCTGTACGTCGATCATGGTGTGTCCTTGTGAATGGTGATCGGCTTCCAATACTCGCACCTTTCTTTTGAGCCGCGCAGTCGGGCATACACACAGTCCTCCGGCTTCCCGTAGTCAAGCACACAGTCATCTGGCTCCATGCCTTCCTCAAGGTCGCAGTGACAGCCGTATTTCTCTGTTGCCAATGTCGGCTTCGGGGTGTCAGTCATTATTGACCCCCGTGGCTGCTGCGATAAGTGCCCGCGCTGCGGCGTAGACGTAGGGCTTCAGGTCAGTCAGCCCCTCTTTGATCGTAAACCCGTTGTCGAGCATGATTCGCTTGATCTGCTCATCTGTCAGCGGCTGAGTGCGCATAGCCTCGCTCCATCCAGCCCATGCCCAATATGCGGAAGAGTTTAGGCGGAACGGGTTTCCTTCGTCCGAATAATCACTGATCCACCAGTCTCTGAACGCAAGCGGAACTTTGGCCCATGCTGATTCTTCTCGCATGGTTGGTTTGTTGTTGTCGCTCATGTCTTGCTCCCTCCTTCAGTGAGCGGATTTCGTCTGCGCAGTCGTTGGCCGTCATCGGGTTGCTGTAGTTGTTCACGCCATCGCAGATAAGCGCCGCATCCTCCAGCCCAGCCGCATACGCCTCGTCTATGAGGCGCTGCACGGTTTCAGCGGTGTAGCCTTCGACTATCCTGCTGTCGTAGGAAGGGCCGACAGATTCGTAAATGTCAGGCTCTGGCAGTGTGGGTTTCATGGTGTGTCCTTCGCGGCAGATCGGATTGCGTTCGACAGGGCTTGTGCGCGAGCCTTGATGTTGTTCAGGCTTGACCTTGCCGGACTATCCAGCTTTACGGAGTCGAGGCACGTCGCCAGTTCCTCTCGCTTAGTGTGGATGACCTGATCGGCGGTATCCTCAAAGTTCAAGCTGAACTTCTCAAGGAACCATTCATCATGCCCGCCAAGCAGGAAGATCGGCACATCATTTGATCTGTCCGAGTCCACGGCCTTCAGGCCATACTTTCCGTCGCCAAGAAATGAGCAAGCTACAGCAGCAACATCAAGGCTCGGAGCTTCCATGGTGTACGGGTCGCTCGGGTTGACTATTTCAAACTTCATGGTGTGTCCTTAAAGGGTCGCCGCGATTTCCTCGGCAGTGGCCCGGTAATAGGTGTTGGAAAGGATGCGCAAGTCTTTGTGTCGGCTGATCCGCGAAAGCGTCAGCACATCCACACGCTTGGCAAGCAAGGTCAGTGCGGTAGCTCTGGCGTCATGAAAACGAAGATCACGAACCATGCAGCCGTCACGCGCTTTGCGGAATAGGGCGTCCAGCATCACGCCATCAATCGTCCATTTGTCCACCAGGGCGCACAAGGCTGCACCTCGGCGGGTTAGTGGCACCTGTGCGCGTTTCTCGGTCTTGGTCTGAGCAAGAGTCACGACACGGCCCGAAAGCGTCTGCGGGCTTACCTGCAAGACCTCACCGGCCCGCATCGCTGTGCGAAGCGCAATCATGAAAGCCAAAGCCACCTCCTGCGACTTCGTTTCTGGCTTCCTGCCAGTGACGTATCCTAGATACCGCACGACGCGCCGGATCTGCTGCCAGCGCCATCGCTGATGACGTGGGTCCGCTTCCTTCGGCATCTTCACGCCCCTGAACGGGTCATGCTCAAGCCAGCGCCACTCATCACGCGCCACGCGGAAAAGGTGCTTCAGCAGGTTCGACTCGCGCACGACCGTTGACGGGCTGACAGTCTTTAGTCTGGCATCACGCCATTCTGCGACCTGCGGCGAGTCGATGTTGCCTAGCGGCACATCACCGAAGTGCTCAAGCATCTGGGCAAGCCTGCGGACTTCCCACGCTTCGCCGCGCTTCTTGTGTGCAACCTCGGTTTCGTACTTGGTGACGGCTTCGCGGAATGTTCGCCATCCGCCCTTCAGTGCTCGAGCCTTGGACTCTTGCTCGAGCGCCCATGCTTGCGCCTCGCGCTTGGTAGGCCAGACCCTCGAGAGCCTTTGCCCGTTGCGCTGCACTTCCGCCCGCCATCCTGAAGCGAGCTTCCTTATGTATGCCATTGCTGTCCTCCGTGCGGGAATCCGTGCGGGATTCCTGCGGAGACAATAGCATTTTCTCTGCTGACCTAGCCTGCTATCCCCTTGCGAATGCTGGCGAAACATGCGCAAAAATGGTGACCTGGTGCCGGAGGCCGG